TGCTCAGCGTTGTAAACGCATTTGTTCCAGTAAAGGTATTATTGGTTCCAAGAATTGATGCACCGCTAATACCTTGAATACCCTGGATGCCTTGTGTTCCTTGAGTGCCTTGAGATCCAGTAATACCTTGTGTACCTAGAGTTCCTTGAATGCCCTGTACGCCTTGCGATCCAGTGATACCTTGAATACCAGCAGAACCTGATAGATCGTCAACAAAAGTATAGGCGGATCCGGTCCAAATATACAATCTTGAATTCTCTGCATCTTCTACATTTGTTGTATTGATGAGGGCAAACTGTCCCGCCACAATGCTCGTCGGCGACGTGTCGGCAGTGAGAGCAGCAACGGAGAGATATGTTTTCGCAATGGTAAAGGCAAGTCCGGTAATACCTTGAATACCCTGGACGCCCTGAGTTCCTTGTGTACCTTGGACACCTTGTATGCCTTGAATTCCCTGAGTTCCCTGGATTCCTTGTACGCCTTGGATGCCTTGAATTCCTTGTTCTCCCGCAATACCAGAATTTGCAGATACCCATTGTGATGAGGTACCATCATTATAGTACACCATCAAAATACCATTTGTCGAATCCCACCAAAGATCATTCTCAGAAGGAGTTGAAGGCGCAGTATCTCCTGGAGTGATCTTTGTTCCTTTGAGACCTTGAATACCCTGAGTGCCTTGTGTACCCTGAGCGCCATTCGATCCATTAATTCCTTGTGAGCCATCAATACCCTGAGCGCCCTGTGCACCATTGGATCCTACAAATCCTGCGGCACCCTGAGTACCAAACGTTCCTTGTGCACCAGTAATACCTTGAATACCCTGAATGCCTTGAAGTCCCTGCGCGCCTTGAACACCAGCATTGACAGATAACCACGATGAACCGTTCCACCGCCAGCTAAGAGCTCCCTGCGAATGAATGTCGTTTGTGCTTGGAGAATTGGGAAATGAAATTACCATTTTAAGTATTTATTGTTTTTTTACAATCGTCTAAACTCAAGGATTAGGGTTGGTAAATATTGTTCGTGAAGCTGTTCGTTCCGCCACCCTGGTTATTAAACGGCGTTGTCGCAGCAGCATTATTTCTTGATGCCATATTTCCAGTGACCATATTGTATGTCGAGCCCGAATCAGCAATAACGTAACTAAGCACGTGCCACGCAAAGGTATTTCCACTAATATTGTTTCCAGTACTTCCAGTAGTCAAACGAACTCCTACTGTTCCGGAACTTTGAGCTGTAGAAAGAAATTGATTACCAGAGATCACAGATCTAACAAACGGGCCCTTTACTGATTCTACATTTGCACTATCTGCATACAGAGAATTATTTGTTATGAGGCCCTGGTCCACTGCTCCGCCTGCTCCAACTCCTGTAGATAAAATAGCATTTGTTGATGCATTAATGTGGGAGTTCGACACTCCAAGATGAATACAGTAATCCGCTTGCACACCGTACACCACACCAACCATTAAACACTTATCAATTAAACAAGTCTCCATTGAATCTTTGATCATAACTCCTGTACCGCAAAGATTCATCTGAGATGCTTGAATCACGCAGGCCATGGACTTGTTGGATCCTGCAGTAGCTGCTACTCCAGATTTCTGAAACACAATACCAGTTCCGCCTCCAGCATTGTCTCCGCAATATTGATAATTGGATATATTACCACAATGAACTCGATATAGATCTAATCCAATGGCCCAAGTTCCTGCTCCGAAAGGAGAAGCAATTTGCAAATTATCCACACGCAAATTAGCATGAGCGTCATCATTTGCAATTTGTGTTACCTCATATTTAATACACGCCTGAGTGCTCATTACGCCTGGTTGATTCCAGCACGAAAGATTTCTAACTGTTAAACATCCTGCAACCGCAGAATTTGTAATGTTAAAAACACCCTTATTCGTTCCGTATTGTTTTATGATGCTTGTTCCGATTCCGTCTCCCGCAATTGTGAGACCATACATTTGGTTATTTACTCCAAACGTACCAGTTAAAGTATCTAAAATTTTGTAGCTTCCATGTGGAATTTTTAAAGTGACTCCACGCCCCGCTGCACACGCAGCGGCCAGAGCAGCAGCAAAGGCGCTACTGTCATCAGTGGAGTCGTCTCCAACTGCGCCATAATCTTTTACGTTAAACTCGTCGGGACTCGTCCAATTCACATCCGAACTTGAAGTGATTGTGCCTGAAATTGCTTTGCGCAAACGTCCATACAGTGGTCCTGTTGTGGCAACGCCAAGGCCAGTTGTGCCTTGAGATCCATTCGTGCCCTGAGGTCCAACCATTCCAGAATTTGCACTTACCCACTGAGTACTATCTCCGTCGTCGTAATAAATCATTAACACCGCGTCGGAAGAATTCCACCAAAGATCATTTACATTTGGACTTGAAGGAGGATTTTCTGAATGTGAAATCTTTGTTCCCTTTAAGCCTTGAATACCTTGCGTACCTTGGATACCCTGTAGTCCTTGAATTCCTTGAGCTCCAGTAGAACCTGTATTACCAGTCGATCCATTACTTCCCTGTGAACCAGTCACACCTTGGATACCTTGAATACCCTGTGCACCGTTTGATCCTACAAATCCTGCAGTACCTTGAAGTCCTTGAAGTCCTTGCACACCCTGCGATCCTTCAGTACCTTGAAGTCCTTGAATACCCTGCGTACCTTGAACACCTTGGCCACCTTGTGCACCTTGAACACCTTGGGATCCCTGTGCACCGTTTGATCCTACAAATCCAGCAGTACCCTGCGCACCCTGCGATCCAATAATACCTTGAAGACCTTGCGCTCCTTGAGTACCCTGAGTACCGGATGTTCCATGAAGTCCTTGAACGCCTTGAATTCCTTGCGATCCTTCAGTACCTTGAATACCTTGAAGTCCCTGAGAACCTTGTGCACCAAGAGTTCCCTGAGAACCTGTGGCACCTTGAATTCCTTGAATACCCTGGAGTCCCTGAGTACCCTGAGCGCCTTGCGTTCCGAGAGCTCCTTGAATTCCCGTGACGCCCTGTGATCCGGTTACGCCTTGAATACCTGCCGCACCGGATAGATCGTCAACAAAGATATAACTCGATCCATCCCAGATATACAGTTTAGAATTCTCTGCATCTTCTACATTTGCTGTATTGATGAGAGCAAACTGTCCTGGAATAATAGATGCGGGTGAAGTGTCTGCAGTTAATGCAGCAACCGAAGCGTACGTCTTTGCAATTGTGAAAGCAAGACCCGTGGCGCCTTGAAGTCCTTGAGTACCCTGAAGTCCTTGAGCTCCTTGAGCACCAGAGACTCCTTGTTGGCCATAATTAATCGAGATCCAATAATTACCATTCCACTGCCAGCTTTTACCGCCATAGGTATAAACGTCGTTGAGTGAAGGTGAATTCGGAAATGAAAGTGCCATGATGTATTCTATTTATAACTTAAAAATTTGCAAATTAGTAAGTTATTTCACACAGACTGAATTCTGCTAAACACTCAATATGTTTAGCAGAAGTTTTAAACTAAATTATACCGGAGCGGTATAACCTACTGGAAGGCGTAATGCCATGGGAGTCAGATACTCGATGAGCAGCTCAACGAAATGCTCATCAGTTTTATCCCATAATTTAGAGATCATCACGGGAAGCTGAGTACGGATATACGGCTGCCCTGGAGGAATAATAACAGTATCGGCAGAATCTACAATGCGCCATTTGCAATGGCCCGCTTTAAATCCTGTAGTTAGAATGTCAACCTCTGCAATCTCTATTACTTCAATGAATAGAGTATTGCTAAGATTATGTGAGTTTGTTGGTAGTTGTACTTTCATAATTTTACGTGAATACTAATAAGACTGAACCGTTTGCACCAGCATTAAAGTTTGGCTCGCCCGGTGCACCGCCGCCGCCACCCTCGTGAACATTACTTCCGCCAGAGACGTAGCATGATCCACCGCCACCGCCGCCTGCGCCGAATGGATATGTGGCATTATGACCAGCGCCACCGCCGCCGCCGCCATAGCCGCTGCCGCCAGATCCTGCGCTATAGTCACCGGATCCTGCAGATCCACCATAATTATTTCCACCGCTGCCGCCGCTGCCGCCATCATTCGAATAGCCACCGCCACCGCCACCGCCGGTATGACCGCCACCGCCACCGCCTTCAGCGTATCCACCTACGCCTCCGCCGCCTGCGCCGTTATATCCAGCATCGCCGCCATAACCGTCGGTATTACCAGAGTTACCCGAGCCGCCACCCGCTCCGGCTCTGAGCCAACTGCCATCTGGCATCGAGACATACGTGAGACCACCACCACCGCCACCGATGCCGTGAGGTGCGCCACCGCCGCCATACGCTTGGTATGAATAAGATCCGCCCTGGCCGATTTCAGCATAAATGTTTTGGCCACCAGAAACTGAGTAGGTTGCGCGAGCTAGACCGCCATAGCCACCCGGCACTCCGATACCAGCGCCACCGCCAGCACCGTATGCGTAAACTGTCACTGAGGTTTTACCGGAAGGTACGGTATAGTTTTGACCACCACCATTATAGGTAAGAGTGACTTCAAGCGGAGGTGGAGGAGAAATTACAATTGTTGCTGTCGCAGTATTTGACTGGTTATAATTTGTATCTGCAGCTTTATATACGTTAACGTAGAATGTACCAGTTGAACCAAAGTAAACGCTATTAGGATTTGTGCTACCAGATCCGGAACTACCGAAAACATAAGCACCACCGCCACTACCACCAGATGCGGTGTAGCTATAAGAATTACCAACAGTACCAGTTGTTGCTCCAGAAATTGACACTGTGCCCTGACCTATTTTTGCAATACTCCAGGAAGAGGATCCAGAACCGCTATAATTACCATTTGCAGAAGACGTGATCGTGTATGAACCAGCGTTCGTGGCAGAAGTTGTTCCGCCATTACTGTATGTGGCTGATCCATTTGAAGGAGTCACTGTTGGACCCTGCGCTGCACCATTATAGCTAAATGATGTATTTGTATAAGAGAATGTGACTGAGGCTGGATTTACGTAGAAAGATTGATCCGCGTTATTTGATTGGTTATAATTTGCATCGCCAGCCTTATAGAAACGCATCGTGTAATATGCGTTGGCACTCAATTGAGTGGACAATGTTGCAGATGTTGCTGCATTGTCTCCAATATAACCTGGCACATTCCAATACATTTGACCCGTACCAGTTCCACCGCCACCGTACCAGGTAGAACCGGTTCCATACGTCATCGACGATGCAGCGGAAACTGTGACTGAGGCTTGATTTGCTTTCGCAATAGTCCAGGCAGAGGATCCAGAACCGGTATAATTTCCTGATGCTGTTGATGTAATTGTATATGATCCAGGAGATGTAGCAGAAGTTGTTCCGCCATTGCTATACGTCGCGGATCCGTTTGAAGGAGTCACTGTTGGCGACTGCGCTGCACCATTATACGTCTTGGATGTGCTCGAATAAGAGAATGTAACCGATGCTGGATTAATTGTCCATGTAGCAGTTGGACTACCGGTATAATTTCCAGTTCCAGTAAATGTTGTTGTGTATGAACCAGCATTTGTCTGCGCTGTTCCAACATTACCCGTTGCAGCCGCTGGCGTACGTGACGCGGTTGATGGAGTCTGTGAAACACCGTTGTATGTTACGGTGTTCCACGTGATTGCGGTCACTGTTGCTGGATTTACTACAAAATTAGCATTGACTGTGCCTTGATAGTTCGTTGTTCCAGTAATGGAATTTGAATAAGTTCCAGCGTTCGTCTGATTTGTAAAACTTGTTGAATACGTTGCTGCAGCAGGATTCACGCTTGCAACTGCAGGAGTCAATGGTGAACCGGTATATGTTTGAGCACCGATGGTAAATCCTACCATTGATGCACGATTTACGACGAATGAGCCTGTGACTGTACCTTGATAATTTGTTGTTCCCGTGACGGAACTGTCTGTATATGTACCAGCATTTGTTTTTGCAACAGCTGATGTAGTATACGTTGCTGCAGCAGGATTTACCGCATTGACAACAGGAGTGAGTGAACTTCCGGTATAGGTCTGCGCTGCAAACCCTACGGATACCATCGAAGCACGATTTACGACGAATGAGCCCGTCACTGTGCCAGTATAATTGGTTGTTCCCGTAATACCACTATCTGTATATGTACCAGCATTTGTTTTTGCGACTGCTGATGTAGTATACGTCGCGGCTGCTGGGCTTACAGAATTCACCACAGGAGTCAATGCACTTCCAGTATAGGTCTGCGCTGCAAACCCAACTGAAACCATTGATGCTGGATTCACCACAAAACTACCATTGACTGTACCTTGATAATTCGTGGTTCCAGTCACTGAACTGTCCGAATAAGTTCCAGCATTTGTTTTTGGAACTGCACTTGTTGTGTAAGTTGCAGCAGCTGGATTCACGGCATTCACTGCAGGAGTCAATGGACTTCCGGTATAGGTTTGCGCAGCAAAACCAACTGAAACCATTGATGCACGATTTACGACGAATGAGCCTGTGACTGTCCCGGTATAATTTGTTGTTCCTGTGATACCACTATCCGTATATGTACCAGCATTTGTTTTTGCAATTGCAGATGTTGAATACGTTGCAGCAGCAGGATTTACTGAATTAACGACTGGGGTAAGTGCACTTCCTGTATAGGTCTGCGCAGCAAAACCAACTGAAACCAGTGATGCTGGATTGATGGTCCAATTTGCAGAAACAGTTTTATTAAAGGCTCCAGTACCAGTAATTGAAGTACTATGCGTACCAGCATTTACCTGCGTAGATGTTGGCGTAGAGTGCGTAGCATTGGATGGAGTCACACTTGCAACTCCAGCCGTCAGCGTACCTCCCGTATATGTTACGGGGGTAAAGCTAACCTCTGTTACGGGAATACTTGTTCTTGCTAAGACGTGATTGGATCCGCGTGACATATGTTATATTAGAATTATGTGAGACCAGCACCAGAGATTACGAATGTATTTGATCCAACGCAGAGTACAGTTGTGAGACCGTACTGTGACAATGTTCTATTTCCAGTTGTAGCAGATCCAGCAAGATACATTGTAACTGTTGAACCTTGAGTAATTGTTTGATTCGAGGTAGAGTTATTAAAGACTGATACAACGTCACCCGAAGCGAAGACTCCTGCAGGAACCGTGACACCGCCCGTAGTAATGTTGATGTATTTACCAACATCGCCGATCACGAGGGCATAACTTGTGCTTTGAGCATTTGCAGGAAGATTATTTGCTCCTGATGTTCCTTGCAATCCTTGTGTACCCTGAGTACCTTGAGTTCCATTAGATCCCACGAATCCAGCAGCACCTTGAACACCTAGAATACCTTGGATACCTTGGATACCTTGAATACCCTGTGTGCCTTGTGTGCCTTGTGATCCAGTAATACCTTGAATACCTGCAGCTCCGGAAAGATCGTCAACGAAAATATATTGCGTTCCATCCCAGATATACAATTTAGAATTGTCTGCATCTTCCACGTTTGTGGTATTGATGAGAGCAAATTGCCCTGCTACAATTGAAGTAGGGGCTGTATCAGCAACAAGAGCTGCAACAGAAAGATAGGTTTTTGCAATCGTGAAAGCAATACCTGCAATACCTTGAATACCTTGGGTTCCTTGGGTTCCTTGGATGCCCTGAGTGCCTTGTGAACCTTGCGGTCCTACAATACCCGATGATGTCGTAACCCATTGGTATGAATCACCATCGTAGTAATAGATCATCAAGATACCGAGATCTGCATTCCACCATAGATCGTCAATTTCTGCAGATGCTGGAGGATTCGAAGAAGAAACGATACGCGTACCCTTGAGACCTTGGATACCTTGAGTACCCTGTGTTCCTTGGATGCCTTGAATACCCTGGATACCTTGTTGACCCTGCGTACCTTGCGTACCTTGGATACCCTGAATGCCTTGAATGCCCTGAGTTCCTTGAATACCTTGTTCACCTTGAGTGCCCTGAGTTCCTTGAATGCCCTGGATACCTTGAGTACCTTGGGTTCCTTGAATACCTTGTTCACCTTGGATGCCTTGTGTACCTTGTGTACCTTGCAAGCCCTGAGTTCCTTGTGTACCCTGAGTTCCTTGAACGCCCTGGATACCTTGAATTCCTTGGATACCCTGTTCACCTTGAATACCTTGAGTACCTTGTGTTCCTTGAATACCCTGGATGCCCTGGATACCTTGAATGCCCTGAGTTCCTTGCGTTCCTTGGATACCCTGGATGCCCTGGATACCTTGGATGCCTTGTTCACCTTGGGTGCCTTGAGTACCTTGTGTTCCCTGAGTTCCTTGCGTGCCTTGGATACCTTGAGTACCCTGAGTGCCTTGCAAGCCTTGTGTACCTTGCGTGCCTTGGATACCTTGAATACCTTGTGTACCCTGAGTGCCTTGCGCTCCTTGGATACCTTGTGTTCCCTGAGTTCCTTGTACACCTTGAATACCCTGTGTGCCTTGTGTTCCTTGGATACCTTGAATACCTGCGGTACCAGAAAGATCGTCAACAAATGTATATGTGGATCCTGTCCAGATGTACAAGCGAGAATTTTCAGGATCTTCTACATCATTTGTATTGATGAGAGCAAATTGACCCGCAATGATACTTGTTGGTGAAGTGTCTGCAGTTAATGCAGCAACAGAGAGGTAGGTCTTTGCAATCGTGAAGGCGAGACCTGTTGTACCTTGAATACCTTGGATACCCTGTGTACCTTGCGTTCCTTGAATACCTTGGATACCTTGAATGCCTTGTTCACCTTGGATACCTTGTTGACCTTGCGTACCTTGAGTTCCTTGAATGCCTTGGATACCTTGAGTGCCCTGAGTTCCTTGGATACCCTGGATGCCCTGGATACCTTGGATACCCTGAATGCCTTGTTCACCTTGAATACCTTGTGTTCCTTGAGTACCTTGGATGCCCTGCGTACCTTGAAGACCTTGCGTACCTTGAGTTCCTTGTACGCCTTGGATGCCCTGAATGCCTTGGATACCTTGTTCACCTTGAGTGCCCTGAGTTCCTTGGATACCTTGTGTTCCTTGGACGCCTTGAATACCCTGGATACCTTGAGTGCCCTGAGTTCCTTGGATACCTTGGATGCCTTGAGTACCTTGCGTACCCTGAATGCCTTGAATGCCTTGTTCACCTTGGGTGCCTTGAGCTCCTTGTGTACCTTGCGTGCCTTGGATACCTTGGATACCCTGCGTGCCTTGCGTACCTTGAAGACCTTGTGCACCCTGCGTGCCCTGTGTTCCTTGGATGCCCTGAATGCCTTGAGTACCTTGCGTTCCCTGGGTTCCTTGTGTTCCTTGGATACCTTGAACACCTTGGGTGCCTTGCGTACCTTGAAGACCTTGTGTACCCTGAGTTCCTTGCGTTCCTTGCGTACCCTGGGTTCCCTGTGTGCCTTGAACGCCTTGCGTTCCTTGTGTACCTTGGATACCAGCGGTACCCGAAAGGTCATTTGTGAAAATGTATGTGGATCCATCCCACAGATAAAGTTTTGAATTGTCCGGATCCTCTACATCATTTGTATTGATGAGAGCAAATTGACCCGCAATGATATTAGCAGGAGTTGTATCAGCAAGAAGTGCGGCAACTGTTGCGTATGTACGTGCAACAATGAACGCCATACCCGTGGTACCTTGAGCACCTTGGGTTCCCTGAATGCCTTGGATACCTTGACGACCCTGAGTACCTTGCGTACCCTGTGCGGCATCGGCACCCTGAAGACCTTGGGTACCTTGGACACCCTGAACACCTTGGATACCTTGGTTAACTGTCTGCCAATAATCTCCGGTCCAGGACCAGCTACTTCCATTAGAAGTATAAACTTGATTGACTGATGGTGATGCGGGAAAATTTAGAGCTGCCATATTAGGTAATTCTGCGGTTTAAAGGTAGGGGAATCTGCGGTTTTTAATGAAAGTGATCCAAGGTCTATCAAATAGATTTAACTATTTATATAAAAACACTTCGAGTATTATTCGAACGTTTGACTATTTATCAAAATGGATGTTTAAGTTATTTCAACCCAATTAACGACGGACTCATCCCATTTATATCGTTTATCGGTTCCACGAGGTAGAGAAACGGGTGCCATCCAGTTACATGTTTCTTCATTTAAAATCCAACTTGAAAATAATTTAGGCGGAATAAACGCGTCTCTTCCTGCATCATACGTTGATCCAATAAGAGCGTAATTTTTACGAAGTGGAGTACCATTCTTCATATGTTTTCCACCCAGAGTGTTATATGATGTCTGGATCCATGTACCTTTTAATCCAAGTTGTGTCGTAATAAAATTGAGTGCTTCATTTTCTTGAGCGTTATCAACTTTAATGACCTGAGTAACCTTATTGTTAGAATCTATTTGTGCAAAGTGTGCCATAAAATTTTTACCATGAAATCATTACCCAACCAGATCCACCGTTTCCGCCGGAACACCAACCGCCACCTCCACCTCCGCCGCCACTTCCCCATCCATCAAGACCAGCTTCGCCAGGAAAATCTGTAGAATCGTTTGCATTGTGACCGCCTCCACGTCCACCACCACCCGCGGCACCGCCACCCCCGCCCCCCTGAGAAACGTATCCTAGATATGTGCCAGTATTTAAATCTGAACCACCACCTCCACCAGCTCCGCCGCTGTGACCCATCCAACGATTACCATCGCCACCATTTCCTGCGCCGTAATATCCATTTTGATCACCATTGCCACCCGCGGTAGTAACTCCGCCACCGCCTCCCGCGCGCCATGGTCCGCCAGAATAATTACCACCACCATATCCTTGTGATCCTGATCCACCAGATTGATTTACGCCACCACCGCCACCTCCACAGCCCGAAGTACTATTTCCACCAGAATAAGTTCCACCGCCTCCACCGCCACCATAGGCAATATATCCTCCAAATGAAACATTACTACCGTTTCCGCCAGAGTTTGAATTACCGTTTCCTCCGCCGTAACCACCACCGCCACCACCACCAATAGAAATGCTTATAGCGCTACTTGGTGTAACGCTAACAGTTCCATATACAATACCGCCTCCACCACCTCCACCACCAATATGCGAACCGCCACCACCGCCACTTCCAACAACTGCAATCGTGACGGATGAAACATATGAAGGAACATTAAACGTTCCTGAGCTTGTAAAGAATTGACTTCCTGGAGTATAGTTCGATTTACCCCATCCATCTGACATAGAAATAGTTCCTGATGATTTACCAAACAATGCACGAACTGCAGCTTGATTCAGCGAAATTGTTGCAGTTGAGGTTAATCCTAGTTCGGTATTAACCTGACTTAAACTAATAGTCGTATTATTCGGGAGTGCCATGACACTATTATTTACGCGTAATAGATTGAACGAGTAATTTTAATTCTTCAATTTGCTTTTGCTGTTCTTTCATTGCCTCAATGAGGAGACCAACCATGTTACCATAAGCAACACTCTTTATTCCTTTTTCGTCAGTCATTACAGCTTCTGGAAGAACTGTCTCTACTTCTTGGGCGATAACGCCAGTATGGCGTTTAACCTTATCTTCAATATCATTTCTCGTAAAGGTAACACCACGTAGAGTTTTTAATTTGTTTAAAGCATCGGGAATGATTTGAATATCTTCCTTTAACGATAAATCCGAATACGCGGTAATGTTACCTGTCATTGTCAGACTTCCACTAAATGATCTTCCTGATGTACTTAAATACTCAACCCATCCGCTCCAAGTACCTGCTGTAACATTTCTTTGACATAATCTATATGAGTTATCTTCCCAACCCCAAGCGACTTGAGTTCCCCAATAATTACTGCCATTAGAGTGGCGATAATTATCGTAAAACCACCAAGCGTTGCCGGGCGAGTTTGTTAAATTTGCATCGTCGCCATTGTGACGAACAGAACCTGCTGGTGTATTATTAAAATCGGTATTTGCGTTTCCACTGGAACCAACGCGATTAATATAATTACTGCTATTTAAGAAAGTAGCCGAACTCGCAGAAGTTGCTGTTGAAGCGTTACCGTTCCAGGAACCACCATTTGCCGCGACCTGCGCAGTAAAATTAGCAAGGGTGTAATAGCGAAGATATGCATCATTAGAAGCAATTACTCTTGCAATAGCGGTGGTACCAGCATCACCGGATATACTATTAATCCAGCCAGCCTGAATATATCCGTTACCGTCGGTACGAACAATCTTATTTGCTTCATTATTGGTACCGCTATGAACTGAAAGACTTCCTACTGTTGCAGCATTACCTGAACATGAAGATGAAGTTGCAGCATTACCGGAACATGAAGATGAAGTTGCAGCATTACCGGAAATGCTAATTCCCCATGTACCTGTATTATAAACATATGCAGTACCAGCATCATTAATTACAGAACCCCAAATACGAACTTGTCTTCCGGTTCCAGATGATGTTTGCGTTCCTACAATATTTAATCCCGTACCAAAAACACCGGCTCCAATAACACCATCATTAGCATCTGTTTGTGATGCATTACCAAAGCGGATATAATTTCCAGAACTATAATTATTGGTGTTTGTCCAAGTATTTGCACTTCCAAGGATCGTTGCGCCAGAAGTACCCTGTGCACCGGTTACACTTGTTCCAATTGTGCCCTGAGCTCCTGTTGCGCCGGTAATACCTTGAGCACCGTTTGTACCGTTTGTACCATTCGTTCCTACGGTACCCTGTGAACCAGTAATACCCTGAACACCCTGACGACCCTGAGTACCTTGTAAACCCTGAATGCCCTGAGTACCTTGTGTACCTAATGTTCCTTGCGTACCTTGAATTCCTTGAATGCCCTGTTGTCCTTGTGTTCCTTGTGAACCTTGGATTCCTTGAATGCCTTGTGTACCCTGAGTACCCTGGATTCCTTGTTGTCCTTGAGTGCCTTGAGCACCTTGAATACCCTGAATGCCTTGAATGCCTTGCGTACCTTGCGGTCCTTGAATACCTTGCACGCCCTGTGTACCCTGAGTTCCTTGTGTTCCTTGTACACCTAATGCGCCTTGAGTACCTTGCACTCCCTGAAGACCTTGAATACCTTGAGTGCCTTGAGCACCTTGGATGCCTTGAATTCCCTGCGTGCCCTGAGTTCCTTGTGAACCAGTGATACCTTGAATACCAGCAGAACCAGAAAGGTCATCAACGAAAATGTAGCTTGATCCATTCCAAATATACAACTTAGAATTATCCGCATCTTCTACATTTGTTGTATTAATTAATGCAAATTGACCTGAAATAATTCCAGTTGGCGCCGTATCCGCAACAAGAGCTGCAACGGAAAGATAGGTCTTTGCAATTGTGAAAGCAAGACCAGTGGTTCCTTGAATGCCCTGCGTACCTTGGGTTCCTTGTGCACCTTGGATGCCTTGAATTCCTTGAAGACCTTGAATGCCCTGTGTACCTTGGGTTCCTTGTCTGCCTTGTGCACCTTGAATACCTTGCACGCCCTGAATGCCCTGGATGCCTTGTTCGCCTTGAAGACCTTGGGTTCCTTGAAGTCCCTGTGCACCTTGCGTGCCCTGTGTACCATCAGTTCCCTGAATCCCTTGAATCCCTTGGACGCCTTGAGAACCTCGAAGCCCTTGTGCACCTTGAGTGCCCTGCATTCCTTCAATACCCTGAATGCCTTGGATACCCTGAGTGCCTTGTGAACCCGTGATACCTTGAATACCTGCTGTACCCGAAAGGTCATTTTGAAAAATATATGTAGCTCCATTCCAGAGATACAATTTAGAATTATCCGCATCCTCAACATCTGCAGTATTAATTAATGCAAACTGTCCCGCAGTAATACTAGTAGGAGATGTGTCCGCAGTTAATGCCGCAACGGAAAGATAAGTTTTTGCAATTGTGAAAGCAAGACCAGTTGTTCCTTGAATACCCTGAATGCCTTGAACACCTTGTATGCCTTGACGACCCTGGACACCTTGAATACCTTGTGCACCAACAATACCAGCAGTCGCAGAGACCCATTGCGCGGTGTCGCCATCATCATAATAAATCATGAGCACACCCGTCAGAGAATTCCACCAAAGATCGTTTAGTTCTGGATAAGCTGGAGCAGTTTCGCCAATCGAAATTTCTGTTCCCTTGAATCCTTGGATACCTTGTAGACCTTGAGCACCTTGAATGCCTGTAATACCTTGGATACCCTGAATGCCCTGTTCGCCCTGAAGACCTTGCGCACCTTGCGTGCCCAGAGTTCCTTGAATGCCCTGGATACCCTGGATTCCTTGTTCTCCCTGCGTACCTTGAGTTCCCTGAATACCTTGGCGCCCTTGAATTCCCTGAATGCCTTGAATACCTTGGATTCCTTGAAGGCCTTGCGTACCTTGAGTTCCGCCAGTCTGATAATAGAATTTGCCATCCGTATCGGATACTAAAAAGCGCGTAAGCCCCTGAGTACTTTGAACACCCTGAACAGTGAGTGTTCCAGTTACGGTTGAGTTGCCGGCCACATCGAGGCCGTTTTTGACTTTAAAGTTTTTATCGATAGACATAATTCTGTTTCATTTTCCACAGAAACTGACGTTGATGTCTATTTATACACTTTAAATCATGATGTTTTAAAAGCCCAGGTACTTTTGGCGAATGAACCGAAGGTCGTAGGAAGTATAGCTAATCGGCCGATTCTCGAATGGAAGCTTGCTCGGAGAACACCATCTCCATTCCTTACCCCATTTATGAGTCATGTAGTCCATGTTCATGAGATTTACGCGGTCTAGTTTCTCCTTGAGTACTGGATCGCTCTTACTTGTCTGGCTTCCATGGGTATGATATTCGTTCTTCTTGCCCTCTCCATGATAGTAATCACTACGTAGATTCATCATCTTACGGATTGGACTATGGATGAACCGCAGGAAGTAATCCGCATCCTCATTATATGCGGGATACAGATTCTCGTCAAAAAGACCATAATCAGCAACAATATGATCGCGTAGAAGGAAGAGGTCCCAGCTACCGACATTATGGTCGCCTTCAAAGCCATGGATGATACCGAGTGATGGATCCCGCATTGTTGCCGCATACATTTCAGCAAGGAAGCCGCGACCAAAGGAAACATCGTCATTCACGATAATCCAGTACGGAGCCTTGAGATACGACTTGATCATAAGATTCCATGAGCCCGGAACACCTAGATTTGCAGGCATATGAACCACTTTAATCTTACGAATATATGGATGAGGAGTTGCAGCAATAGCATCCAGCTCCGCATCAATCTCTCCGCGTCCGTTATTGTTGATGATGCAGAATTCCTTGACAGGAAAATCAACACTCTCAACAAGGCGTTTCACCCATTTTGGATTCGTGACGACCGCAGTTCCAATCATAGGAATCATGGGCATTGGCACGGGTTTATGCATGATGGATTCCAATGATGCCGTGGGACCATTCTGTTGCCACCAAGTTGTCACATACTTTTCAGAAAGGGCATTGTACTCCTTGACCTTCTTCGTGTCATTGCTATAGAAGGTTGAAGAGAACGTATTCTTTTCAGTGAAAAGTGGGATACTGTAGGACTTTGGTTCTCCTGGGAAATATACAAGGTTCTCTACGATTGGTTGGCACTCTTTATCATTCTGAACAATAAGACGGAAACGACCATCAACAAAATAATCATCAATCAACTGTTTTGCATATGAGCGTTGAATGAGATATGCAGTGACGCACCAATCTGAAGCAATGCGTGGACGAAAGCCAATGTCGCTAATTTCATCGGAACGAATCTGAGCAAGCTGAACATTTTTCCAATCAGGCGGAAGAGAGGCAAAGAACTCGGACCATGAGAAACTCCAGTTCTCACAGTTCTCAAGGTTCACATCGTCTTCCAGGAATATGGCAACATCACTCGTCGAAGTATCATACCACTGCTTGATCATTGCGAGATGACCCATTGCACACGCAATATCTGTCGACTTCATAATGTCAAAGTAGATGCCAGTGACGACATCTCCCTTCCTACGATAATCTGTTACTCGACCATCAAAACCATTAATGCGAGTATGATCCGTAATACCATACTTTGCAAATTGGTCTGTAATGCACTTATGCCTTTCTGGTTGATCAGCAAGAGTGAGCCAATAGACTGGAGGAAAATTATTTAATTTGCTCATACATCAGAAGGTAGAAGTACAGATTGCGCCTTCATGAATTTAAGGTTATTAACAACGGAACCTTTATGAGTTGCATCGAGTGGATAGTTCTTATAAAGATTGATGAACATATTCTTCGAATCTTCACAGAGGCCAACCCACCATGCGCTGACAGCCTTCTCGAAAAGCATACCATAGTAACCAGGATATTCAACCCACGTGCGGAGATTGCCACAATTAAAATCACAGACCTCAAGCGCCATTGCTGCATAGGTATAACAGTTCACCCAGCTCTCAACGGTGCTTTCGCGTTCGTGATAACGAGCTAGGAGGAAATAAGCCTCAGGACGTTTTGGCATAATTGAGATTGCACGTTGCAGCAATCCACGAACCGAAAGACCGCGGGTACCCTGCTGCTGGAAGCAGAGTGCTGCACGAATGAGACACTCGTATTGATACAATGGAATGTCACTGCGTTCTGCTGCACGAATATAATAGGAGATGGCAGAAGCCGTCTGGCCGCAACTGTCATACCAAAGAGCAAGGACGTAGTTATTATATTCATTGGTTGGATCACCAACGTAGGCATTCATCATCTCATCAAAACTAATGCCTTGTGCCCAAGCGTAGCGGTCGGTCAGATTCAACCACTTCTTGCGGTTCTTCTCAAGGTTCTCATAGGTGAGTTCTTCCTTGACCTCAAGGAATTCAATATCGGTAAGATTTTTCTTGAGACTAAGGATACCGCAACCATGGTCGACATCGACGACGTTCACATCATACAGATAATTTGTTTTACGAAAATTAACAAGAGCTTTCCAGCAATCTCCGTTCCACATACCCTGTCCAGAATATGGAATCTCCTGAGCCCGTTGAGTCAATGGATTCATATCATGGCACACAATGTAACCATTCGGATTCAGACACTTTGCGGCATTCGTGAGGTCCTTGAAGACCTGATCCGCATGATGAAGCCCATCAATAAAGATCACATCAAACTTCTCGGTATTCTGAGCAAAGAATTCATCCGAAGTCATGACCTTACAGAGTTCCGGATTCTTTAATTTCTCCGGAGACGGGTCAACACCAACACGTTTAGCGCAAACAATATTGTCAAAGTTGTGTCCGTTCCAGACACCAATCTCGAGATAGGATTTGGCTTTGGACTTGGCAATTAGATAATTGATGATTGTGGTACGATTCATTTGTTGTTCTCCTCAATAAAACTCATAACTGTAGAAATTGGGCAACGAAGCACATATGCGGCATTGTCCTGGAAACCAAAGGTAATAATTACATCATCATTTGATTGGCACATACCGATTGCAAATTCAACCTGTGCATCAAGGAAGAAGAACTCTTTGGAGTATTTTACAATGTTCCAGTTCTCATCCCACATTACCCAACGGTGATGATACACTGCGTCCTTGCGACCCACATCGGACTTAAAGAGGTCCACTTCGTGAGTGATTGCAACATAATGGTTACCAATCTTAATTGCCTGTGTTCCGCCACGAAGATCGCGACGAAGATCAGCATGGTTTTGACCAAGCAATACTTGTTCGCAACCCTGTGTTTCTGGAATTGCTCTTACAATCTCCGTGGGACCACACCATTTAATGAAGTGATACGGCTTATCCAGGATTGGCATCCAGTTCTTTTCGCAATATGATTTTGGATCAATTGGAGTTGGAATACGGAAGCGAGATACTTCCTTTACAGTATCACCATTAACCTGAATTTCAGAGAGTTCCATGCGACCCTGACCATTCGTGGTCGTATCACGGCGGACGCCAGTGATGAACAGTTTGTTGTCCCAACGAACAAGGCGAGCATCTTCAAGACCCACGAATTCCCATTTGGGCTCATAGGTATCACCAAAACTCATATCAATCTTTGTGACTCGATTGAGGTTAAGATTAACAGCATTATCCAGTTCGCCGTAATAGTTTTCTGTACGGAGATGCTGGTCGTTCTCGGGGTGTAGATAGGTCAGCGGACCCCAAGGATGCAAGAACAGTTTGTTCTCGGAATGATAGAAGGTGTAATTCACATGGCGAATTACAACCTTGAGTTTACCGCCATCATTGAAGATGGACGGATTCATGAGTCCAGTACCCTTCGTGAGGTTTGCTGGAACAATTAATGGCTTGATGGCGCCGCCATCCTGCAATGCAGATTTAACAAAGTTTTTCATAAGTAGTAACTGAATTAGCTACTACTATATATCAGCTTTTTTTAAAAGTAAACCTTAAACTGCAACTCCCGTGCGAAAACCTTTGATCGTGGTATTCGTAAATGTGGGAGTAATTAAAAGCTTAACCGCACCGTCAGCAATCACCGCGGTAATTACTCCGAGACTTGAATCCGTATAGATCGTAGCGTATTCAGTGATATGAACATCCACATCATTATGCATCAACAGAATCTCTGTTGAATGATAATCCCCAGCATAGGACATTTGAATTACGTATTTTAATGTACGGTATTCAGTAAGAGGAAAGGTATCAATGAGTTGAACCGGAGTGCTCAGAGTTAATACCTTCTCAAATGAGAAATTCTCTCCTGAACCAGCCAATGGGCTTGCGCGAAGTCGTACGACTTCATCAATTGAAAGTGAGGTATTCTTTCTGCGGAGATATACGTAACCATCCGCTGTATTAATTGCCAATTCTCCGAGTTCAAGATTACCCGTTGAAGGAACAGCATTTGCTGTTGAGCTTCTTCTATGTTTAAGAACAGTTCCTTTGAGAGGTGTTGGCACAATATTATGTATCAAATGGGTATCGCCATTCTCTGACGATACCCATGATTTTAAGTGAATCTAAACTTAGTATTCGCCGCCGTCGATAATGTCAGAAACAGTCGGCTGGCCGTTAGAACCAATCTGCATAACACCAACGCTTCCGTTAACGGAAGTATAAGTGATGAAGTCAAGAGCCGGAGCGACTCCGGTAGAACCTTCTGTAGTAATTGCAAAAGCATTGCTAGTGAGAACATCAACTCCAGTACCACCTGAAGTTACTGTCAAAGGATCCGCCAGAGTAACTGTACCACTTACATCAAGGTCACCAGTGACGGTAACATTTGCATTTGTGCCACCAGATCCTGGAACACCGAAGACAACTTCACCACTGAAAGATGCAATGGTCAGATCGCCAGCAGTTGTGGTGAGTTTACCAAGTGTACCTGCGCCGCCAAGCTTAATGTCGCCGATTTCAGAAACAACAGCATAAAGGCCATTGAATTCTGCATCACCCCAGGGTGAGAAGAATTCATTGCCAGTGCTGCCTGTACCACCAGAACCAGAACCAGATCCTACGGCTTTCTGAAACACAAAGCGTTTGCTTTGCATATCCATACCGAAGAAGCCAGTCTTAACGACGCCGCCTTCACCGAAGTTAAATGAAACGCCGCGGTCATTTGCATCACCACCAGCAATTGCATTTGTAGCAAGTTGGATAACTGGATCCGTGAGAGAGGTAACAACCGTATTAACCTGAGTTGTTGTACCAGAAACCGTGAGATTACCAGCAACAATAAGGTTATTATTAACCGTAGTATCACCAGTCGCAGCTCCGATATTGATTTCGGTAGCTGCACCAAAAGCGTTTACCGTTGTGGCAGTATCATTGAATACGGCAACTGTAGCAGTACCAGCAACGATCGCGTCGTTGATTGTTGGACTATTGTTGAATACTAGTTTTGCACCAGAGTTATCAACGCTGTAACCGGTTTCATCGCTAATAACACTGGCAAGTTCTGCAGATGTTGTGGCTGAGAAGAAGTCGAGTTTGTCTGCGTCTGTTGCAACCGTATCATCGATATGGATGTTAACGTCAACCTCGCCAGCCGAGTCGATTGTTACTTCCGTCGTAATACCATCTCCGCCAGAGAAGGTTAGACCGTTATTAAGAATATCGAGGCTAGCTGTAGATGGACCATCACCATTGATTGTAATCTCGGTAGAAACCGATACGGTATGAATCGCGGTGATAAGACCCTTCTCATTAACAGTAATAACCGGAATTGCACCATTAGAACCATATTCGCCCGCCGCAGTACCGAGTACTGTTGCGAGGGTAATTTCACCTAGGTTATCAATCGTGGCATCGCCATCGAGTGTTTGATTCTGCCATTGCTGTACGCCTGAGGCATTATTGTAAATCAATACCTGACCATCAGTTGGGCCACCGCTACCAAGAATCTGGACATCACCTAGGTTATCAAGGAAGATATTTGAACCATCAGTGATAGCATCGAAAACAGCTTTTGCTGTTGGCAATTCGCTATCAAGAGAATCGGTATCAAGACCCGAAGTGATGATCGTCGTTACGATCTGATTTGAATTGCCAGTTGTGCCAAGTTGAAGGCCACCAGTCTTGATACTATCAACCCAACTATCAGAGTTAACGATGATTGCAGAACTCGCGGTAAGAGTACCGTGAGCCTGATTCATCATGTCGGTGTAGTATTGACCGCCAACGATGACTGGTACAATATCGGCACCGTCTAGTGCACCAATATACAGTCTTTGACCGCCGTTAGTAATGCCGGCTGATCCACCAGTTGTGGTGTCTAATTTAAATGAATAAGCTTGTTCACCGCGACTGAGTACATTTGTACCTGGTGCGCCGTTATTAACGCTGAAACGTGTAAGGATTGTTGTTCCTTTAATAGGAGTAGGCATAATTTTTAAGAATTAAAGTTTAAAAGTTACCACCGCTAACGATGGTATTGGGATTGCTGGCTTCTGTTGTAGCTACGAATTTGTGACGCGTACCGTTATAAATGAGCAGGGCTCCATCCGTTGCTTGGGATAGATCCATGTCTGCTAATTCTGCAAGCGAAATCGGCTTGCCAAGGGCTACAACTTTTGCTTGTATACCTGGATTAAGCGCAACTGTTGCTCTGATTGCTGGTTGAGGCATGTTATACTGATGATTGAGTGACGGCTGGAGTAATTTCCACTTGTCCCTCTACTACTCGTGTAACACTCTCCGAAACATCATGAACAATCTCTACGTCATAGACGTAGCGACCAGGCTTCATTATCCGCGTCTGTTCGTTTGTTAATGAAATTAAAATTGTACCACCTTCTTCGGACTGGATGGCAGCTTGAAAATTCACAGCTGTCAAAGACGTATAAGTCTTCCGAATTTGTCCTCTGGCACTATAATTTGCAAGGTTCACCATCAAACCATCAGCTCCTTCAACGGTAATGGTTGAAGAAAAGTCAGATCCTTGATCGATCGAAATGTTTGCAAATACTGCCATGAGTGACTCTATTTATAATAATTCGTCAATGGTACTTTATTACTGCATATACCAGTCAATTATGGCGTAATCAATTGCAGTCTCGCCAGTATAGGAATCTGTTATTGTGCAGCTTACAGCGACCGAATAATCGATCGGTTGCAAATTTCCGAGAAAAGTGGTACTTAAACTATTTGGACTGTCTGGTATTGCGTTTCCAAAGCCCGGACCGCCAAAGGTATATTCATATTTCCATTCCACCGAATAGTTATTGGAATTAACATTGGTCCCAGACACAGAGGCATTTAGTGTATTGCTAGTTAGATTACCACTAGATCCATTATTTACAGCACTTTCGATAATATTAATTGAAACTGGCTGAAACCCTACATCTCTGAATAGATCGGATGTAGCAGTGCCATTTACGTAATATGGAACTGGTCCTCTTCGATCGCTCGAATGCATCGAGGCTTTGCATACTGCCCCTAGATCTGTACCATCATCAGCTTTATAATTAGTAGTAATACCGCTATTTCCAGGCGCGTACAATCCATCGATAGCATTACTACCAAATCCGCCAGTATAATATGGAAAACTTGGCATATATTGTTATTCCTTTGATTCTAATTTCTCGAGGCGAACAACAATATCCTGCATTGCTCCGATAAGAACCGCGGTGATACGAGAGTAATCGATAGAATCCGGTTGACCGATTCTGTTCAGTCGAACAACTGCAGGAATTAATGCTTGAACTTCTTCAGCAATAAGACCAATTTCATCCTTTGCTCCAAATTTCATATCATATGAAACTGGGCGAAGGTGTTTGATGATGTCAAGTGATCCTGTTAAGTCCTTAACGTTTTCTTTATAACGAAGTGATGAAGTAGCATTGAAGCTACCAGCAGTAACAGTGCTGAATGTTACTGCGCTATTCGTATTTAACGCTTGATCGGCTCCTGGCCCTTGAGAACCTATTGTACCCTGAGTACCGCCGGTTCCTTGAGCGCCAATGGTTCCTTGAGCGCCAATGGTTCCTTGAGTACCTGTACCAGTTTGACCAATAGTCCCTTGAGTACCTGTACCAGTTTGACCAATGGTCCCTTGAGCACCTTGAGCACCTCCGCCACCAGCCGTACCTGCAGTACCCTGAGCACCTTGAGTACCTGTAGCATTTGTACCATTTGAACCTACTGTACCTTGTGCACCTTGAATACCTGTGCCAGTATTACCAATTGTGCCTTGTGAACCAGTAATACCTTGGCGTCCTTGAATTCCTTGTACGCCTTGAGTTCCTTGTGCACCGATTGCTCCTTGTGCACCTTGAACGCCTGCGCCAATGCTACCTTGAGCACCTTGCATACCCTGAGAACTTGCAGCTCCCGCAGTACCTTGAATACCTTGAATTGCAGTGCCTTGAACACCCTGGATACCTTGAACACCCTGGATACCTTGGATACCCTGAGTGCCTTGTGTTCCTTGTGCTCCGTTAGATCCTACAAATCCAGCAGTACCCTGGATGCCTTGGATACCTTGACGGCCTTGAATACCCTGAGTTCCCTGAAGACCCGAATTACTTCCAACCCAAACTCCGCTTGAATTAATGACTTGTTGAACTCCGCTAATGCCTTGAATAGAAATACCCTGAGCGCTTAAGACAGCTGGTACGTACGCTGGATTTGTATTAAAAGTGATCGTGGACCAGTTTGGAGAATACGTTGTAGACGTAAGTGTAGTAGAACCTTCAACCGTAAGATTGCCTTTAATAACAGTATCCCCAGTAACATTTGCAACCGTGAACTTATTTGCACCAGCTGAATTTTGTACTAATAGATCGCCGCCTTTAACCGTGGCTCCAATTAAAGTAACGCCACCGTTCAATGCAACTGCTCCGCTGAATGTAGCTGCTCCAGCCACACCAACTGTTCCTTGAATATAGGTATTACCAGTTGCTGCCTCAACAGTAAAGCTTTTTGCCATTGCAGTAATACCCTGGGTACCCTGCAGACCTTGCACGCCCTGAGCGCCAACTATAAAATCACCAGTTGCTGCTAATCTATTCGCGAACAATTTATCGCTATAAAGACTCACTGCGCTACTACGAATTTCATTCACTGCACCAACAAGATCAGTTGAATTCGCTCCAACGAGGGGTTTAGCTACTGAAAGACCCACCTTGGTCTGCAATTCATTGACCACAGCAACAACATTCGTATGATCCGCAATATTATTATTGAGGTCAACGATATTGCCAAGATCCGAAGAGATAGTGTTAGTAGCTAGGCGCCAGATTTCAAATGTGCTGGTTGGCTCGACTCTTGTAGGTTGGGTTGGCATAATAGATTACTTTATATTGGAAATGAGAGAATTCACGAGTTCTTTTAACTGAGTGACTTCAGCCTTCAAATTTTCTAGTTCCTGTTCTTTTTTCTGGTTGCTTTTTTTAACTTGAAGTCTGCGGCTATATTCAGTCTTATTTCTATTTATTACAGCATTTGTCGACATATCCCTTTCTAATGTGGGATTATCTACAACTGATGCTCTCATCATTGGTCTCATAGATTAGGTACTTGCAATTGCTCTGAAGTCTCGGCAAGTTGGTACAGCTGATGAGTTCTGTGCGGTAAACGTAATCTTCACGGCAAATGCACTGAATTCAGCCATGTCCAAGATGTTGTATTGAGCCTCGGTATAATCGTTTGAATTATCCGTTGTTGGAATTGGATTGTCTGGAGAAACGCCGGCATTCGCGATAGTCGCATGGCCAATCCATGGTAGATCTTCGAATTTAGCATCTGAACCATTAGGAAGAGTCTTATAGAAGAGCTCGATGCCAGCTCCGGTGGGTTGATTTACCAGGGTATAAATGTGAAGTGATGTCGCAGGATCATTGAGTTCAATCTTGCGGGTAATATACTTCGAGAGACGTGAACCGCCAGAAGACTCCGTTTCCGCAATAAAATTATTTACTGCGTTTGATACTCCTGGAGTAGCTGATGCTGCAGGATTATCGATACGATTTGCCACAGTTACAACGGATACACGATCCAGATCAATGACTGGAGAAATGTTCTCCAATGCAGTCGTAAGAGTACCTTCAAAGTACATACTATACTGTTCGGAGTTGCTTAGAATAGACGTAGGACTTACGTGCGGTTGAGAAACGATGGTCTGAGGAGAATTGAAATATATATTGTCATTAACCTTAACATCAGTGTATTCTGATACATTATGAGGATCTCCCTGTCCGCTAAGCGATTCGCCACTCGTTACCTTTGCTTTCCAGTTAATGTTTGTGGCTGGGATAATCGATTGCTGAATGATTGGATGTAGAACGTTGAATGTCTTATTTTCAGTTGCTCTAACGGAAGTACCACCCGCACGACCAGTTTTTGAAGCAGAACCACCCGTGATAGAAATCGTATAAGAATCGATTTCAACGTCATCTATGTCATGCGTAGTATTGAGTGCTGAAATTGAAAGGCCGTTTAATGTGCCGCTTCCGCTACCATCGTTTTCTTCAATTCCTGAAAAAGTTACTTTGGATGATCCAGCAAAATGTCCGTGATTCTTATGAAGAACGCGAACAATGCCGGAACTTAAAGTGGTCTGAATTGGATTTGATAGCGTGGCAGATGGAGTTGGAGCATTTACAAATGTTGCAGTACCTGTTTGGGCAAATGCAGCACGACGCAGAGTAAATTTGATGTCCTTGGTTTGCTCTGGAGTCCAGGTCGAAGCATTTGCAGACTTGAACATAACGCCATCATATGGCTGCTTTGTAATTCTGAATGATGGTGCTGTGACGTCGTATTCTCCGAGTTCCGAAATAAAAATCTTAGGTTTATTCGAATTGCTAAGAACCACGAAGCAATATTCAACTCCCTGCATTAAGTATACTGGGGATTCGAATGTAAATGTTGTTGGAACTGTTGCAGTTTCTGTAACATTAATATCCACTGCAGGCATAGTAACCTGAGAGAATGGTACCACCGTTGGAGTTGGAGCTCCGTTTACCATGACGCGAATTTGTATAGTAACTGGAACCTCGTCATCCTTTGCTGCAAAGTATAGATCCAATGATGTTACGAATGCTCCTTGGCGAGAATCAATCATGAAAGATTGAGCCAACGGATCAATGTAAGCTGGTGCATTAAAGTCATCTTCCCACGAAAAACGACCGCGTTCACCGATTACTGGTTCAACCGGATCTACTGGTGGTGTCCAGTCTGGAATAACTGGATCTGGTACGATAGGATCTACGGGTGGTGTTGGAGGAGCCGGAGGCGGCGCAGCAGGCGGAAGCGGATCCGGAGTTGGATCTGTAAACGTTGGAATGTTCCAGCGATAAAACTGTTCAGTCGACGTATTGGATGAACGATCCACGGTTACCTTTTGATCGTTAACCTGAGTGCGATTAATTTGTGGAACACGTGTTGAAACGACGCTGTGTTCAATCGTGTTCATTGTTCCCTGTGCAAAATATTGAGTTTCAGCACTGGTATCTGGATTTTTCTTATTGTCCGAACTATTAGTGAGGCGGAAAATGCGAGGTCCAGTCTTGAATTTGAGAGTACTTGTATTCGGAATTACGAATGAACCTACAAGAGTTCCGGTATCATCCGTAATTAAGTCTGTGGCCACGCCTGGATGAGATGGAGCATCTAGATAATTTTCAACATCTGTACGATCCGAGTATTTTACAAATCCATCGTTACTCGTACCGCTCTCATCACGAACATAACTTGCCATATTGATGCCATCAAAGAAGGCATACATCTTGGTATTTGGCTTCAGACGAGTTGCTTTAAAGTAAATCTTGCGGGAACGAATGAAAGGAACGAAATTGATTTCAACTACCTTATCTCCCATGTCCGTTGTTATTGTATCCGGAACAATAGATGTGCGGACGCCGTTACGTGATTGCTGAGCAGTCGTAGTTGTCGTAATCGTGGTAGAAATATCTGCAACAGATATTAAAGGATTTCCGTTGTACAATTTTGTGGTTGTATCGGATACTTGTTCTGATCCTGACCAATTTGTCTGCCATTCATTCCATACGGTACCGATTGCGCCCGTTTGATCCAGCATTGATACGAGCGTATCATAGATACCTGTTTGGTCGATGACAACATCAGGCGCGCGCTTGGTTTCTTTCCATTCGTCGGTATTAGGAGAAAGAGTTAGATCTCCTGTCCAGTTAAATACATTGTATGGATTGATATATTCAGAAGATGATGCATACGGTTGAACGATTGCATTTGTCTGATAATAATTAAGCGTGAGAAGGGATCCGGTCTGTCTGAGATTTGTATTGCTATTCAGAATCAATCTAGCATTGTCTTCATAGAACATTGGACGTAATTTGCCCGTTGCTTTGTCCATTGAAACGGTGTAATCTGGATCAGTGATAGCTCCGACATTATGTCCATAGAAGCTATCAACCACGAATCCGTTTTTATAACGAACACTGGCTCCATCAAAAATCTGAGTTCCAACCGTGTCCTTTTCTAAGAGTGACAGAGAGGTGTAGTACTCGAGTTTCGAAACACGTTTTTCAATCTTACCGATATCCCGCATGGTGTAACGCTTGTTATCAACCATGGACGGAATTGTGTCTGCAGCGTTAAATGTATATGCACCGAGACGGAGAACATACAGCACCATTGCGTCTTTTGGATCTTCTGGTGCTACTGGATTCGTGGAAGAAATTCCCTTTACTACGCCAAACTGACCATCTTTATTGACAAAAATCTTGTCAATGCGTGGCATATAATATACAATGTCCGCGCTAATTGTAGAATCCGGATCGATCGGAGCTCCGGGTGAGGAGAAATCAGTACCAGCAAGGCTGCGAGTAGGTCTAAAATCTAATACGTCACGCAGTTGAACCATTCCCAGTGAGGACTGGAAAGAAGGAATGTTTTCGTAATCACCAAAGCTAGCAGTATATGAATCAACCGAGAAATAATCACCGCTACCATGAGTAAAATAATCATAGGTAACTCTGATACGACCAGTTGGTGCAGAAGCTCCGGGTTTTAATTGGAGGCGAGCAATATCATACATATTGTCTCTTTGACCATTATCCAGAATATATCGATCCACGATATTAGGATTGACTGCAATATCTGGAGCAGTAGTAAAATCTGCAGACATATAAACACCCTTCACGCGAAGAACGTCCGTCTGGCCAAGACTATCATATCCATTAGCCACCAAATTAGGTGTTCCTGCAATCGTCACAGCGCCATTTGTATAATACGTTTTGGTTCTCTGAGTATAGAGAGCACGTCTTACAGGAACAATAATGGTTACAGCCCCACTGCTAAGACCCGAAAAGGTAACAGTTGCGGTAGTAAGTGCTCCGTTAGGAGTAATATCCGTGATTGTGACAATTGAACCATTAGCTTCGTTGATTGCAATCCAATCGTTTTCAAACGTATTGGCAAATGTATCACCAGTGCGGGCTGTTAATGAAATAGTAGTACTGCTAGTAGTAACAGTGGCATGCTTCTTGATTCTAGCATCATACACAGTTCGGATCGTCGATTCTGGTTTGATGGTTTTTACATTATTTACTGGCAATCTAAATAACATCGAATTCGGAGCTGCTCCGAGGGAAGATGATACTACATTTGCTGAAAACGCATCGAGGCTACCATAAGAGTGATATACCTTTGCAATATCGGAATATGCATAACCGCCACTTAGTAATACATCAAATAGATAGAGGCGATAGGTGGTTCCGCTTACCCATTTGAATGAGCGGGCACGGGCTGAACCGATAAGGGTATTATCGGATTTACGAAGTTGTAATGGCGTAAATTCTACAATATCAGGAAGACCAACTGTGCTATTTACATCAATGTAATTCTTATATGTTGCAGCAAAAGATTGTTCTGCCAGAGTATCTTCATCTCGTGCTTTTTCAACTGGGACATACGCGGTATCTTCAAGCTGAATGCGATAACCGTTTACATACGCAACTGATGGTTCAAGACCCACGGCAAGGCGACGATCTCCGTATGCCGTTGCATTAGCATCGGTGCCAAAATCCGGGATCTTGGCAGTAATTTCGGAAGCAGTATACTGACCACCATTGGTTCCATCATTCAGATATTCTTTAATGTTAATCTGAAATGGACGTACAGTATAGTTGCCCGACTCTTCATAGGTACGTTTTGCTAAAATATCACCAAGTTCTGAATACTGGGTGCGAACTGCTGCCCGAACTTTACCGTGTTCAACTAGTAACAGTTGAATGATATTCGCCTCATCTCGATCTGCAAGCTCGATGGGTTGTTGATGAAGTTCTAAAGTAATTGAATAACGATCTGCACCGGGTGCTGAATCGTTTGGACTTCCAGCTGCATTATCTTTTAATGTTGGATCCATCGCGGATCCAACGACGTCTTCATGAACGATATAGACAACACGAGCATTTGCATCCGTGGTATATTTTTCTAGAATGATACTCTCAGCTGCATTATATACGAAATTGCCAGCTACAAAATAGGCACCTTCTGATACTGAAACTCTGCAGCCATATCCGACTGGATCTGTTTCGAGTGCAGCGACAGTAACAGCATGGGATTCTGCATCGTCGGAGGTTAAGATTTCGCCTGCCAGGAAAAACTGAGTAATACCATCATAAACGCCTAATGTGGCGGTCGAAGTATATTTTACGAAAAGCGTAAGTGGATCAGATCCTACTGGAGGGGTTGCATCTAAAACTGTTGCAGTGATTCCGCTCGTTCCACCAGTAACGGTAGTACCGATAAGGGAAGTATAGAAATTATCTGGGTCAGGAGTACCGCCAGATTCAAGTTTAACATACGCAAATCGAGTATCGAGTGTGGCTAGACCACCAATAACCGGCGATCCTTCTTTAAAAACATGACGGCCGAAACGATCGATCTGCGCCTGAATCGCAGTCTGCATCTGGGTAAGTTCGCGCGCCTGCACCGAATATCCTGGACGAAACAGGATACGCATGTAATTCTTCGTCTGATCGAAGTCGTCGTAGTACGGAGCTCTATTGTATGTTTTAAGTGCCATGTTGTATTAGAATTCGATGATAATCTTAACGTCTTCGATCTGGTTATAAGCGCGATCGATCTTTCTGCGATTTTCCAGAAACAAAACTTGACCAGTAAATGGTTGGACTCCGCGATAGCCGATAACATCTTCTGGATCTGTTATGAAGCTATCAATATTTGGTCCGACTGAATTGCTGATGCTAGTTTTAACTGCTCCGAGAGTAAACGGAATATATCCGGTTTTATCGTTTTGGTGATATTTTAAAAGTCCAGTATCCGGATCAAATGAATCAATCCACGCCTTTGCGCCTGTAGCATCCTGGTACATATACCCATAAAAAGCACGGCCGTTGATCTGATCGGAATAATTGGGACCCATTCCGCTAACCATAACGCTTCGCAGCGCATTATAAACGGTATCGGTTGCCAAAGTAGTTCCGCCGATTTCTAATGGATTCTTGACGATACCGATTTGGCGAAATGCTCCATCAACAATAAATGCGCCAGCATGTGGGTCCGCACCATTTTCGGAGTATTTAAGGCTGACCTTAATACCGATATAAAATCCACCCAACTCGCGGGCTGGATCTGTACCATGACCACCGTTTGGTGAAAGAATTGGTTCAGCATACGCATTATTGCCGACCGCGCTGTGTAATGGATAACCGCCACCCGCAGCACTCGCTTGATCAGCAATTGTAAGGTATGCTACGCTATATCCGCTACCTGGGCTATCGATGATAATCTCAGTGATATTGAAAGGAGAAACGGTATTTACTACGGCATGCGCAGTAGCTCCGGTTCCGTCTCCTAGAATTGTTACAATCGGAGGATAGCTTGGATTAGAATTATAACTTTCTCCACCAGTCGTTAGATTTACTGGATCCGGATTAACAATCTCAATTCGGAAAATTCCTCCCTTTGTAGCAGAAATTGCAGAAGCTTGCTGAGCGATCCATTGGGGATAGTCAGGATCGTTTTCGTTGGCTGGCTGAGTTACAACCGTTTTTACGGGCATGTAATTATTCGTCATGAAATCGATAGCATATGACGGAATTGTATACATGTACTTCCAAACATAATCATCGGCCAGTGTAATAGGCTCGGTAGTAGTATGATTCGGCATAACTGTCGAATTTGTACCAGGAGAATACAAGCATTTATAGACTCTGTAGTCAGAAGTGCTTACGTAAAATTCATTGCTCTCAGATGAAACGGTTAAAATTGTTTCATCACGATCACTCCAGGGTTTGTAAATCTTAGATATCCAATCGTGTCTTGGTACCATGTTAATGATATTCGCGGAAGTGATTTCTTTCATGGCAATCATATTCTGCCATGAATCGTTCATTTCCAGTACCGTATTAAAAGGAATAGTTGGTACATCCTCGATGTCATCAGGAACATTACTTAATGTTTTACCCCAAGGATCGGACTTACCGATAAACACATAGGCTTTACTTCCAGCAGTTTTAGCCGTTCCAGTACCTTCTCCAACGCCAGTTGCAACAAAAGAGGTACCAATAGTATTGTTCGCAGAACCGATGTCGGTAAAGTCAGTTTCGGATCCAAGATCCCCGAGCGTTACGATGGTATAGGTCTGGCCAATGACAAAATTACCAGAAGTTATGACAGATCCCGCACCTGCGGATACGGCCTGACGAAAATTATTAGCGTTTTCTAATCTGAAATTTGAGGAAATGATGGCTGCCATAAAGCGGTTAGGTAGGTGTGAGTGTGATCTCTAGATGGATGTCATTCCAAATAATCTGTGGTGAACTCTGGGTTGCGTAACTATTTATAACGTCTGAGATAGTATAATCTGCCCATGGATAAAGATTTCCGTATCCTAGCGCATTACGAGCATCTTCAATTCGAATATTGCGGTATCCTTTCACAGTGACGCCATCATAGAATTTCATCATATTCGATGGATTGATGATGGCTGTTCCACCACCGCTTCCGGGTCCAGTTGCCGTAAATACGGTCCCAATGTCATTATCCCCAGCGCCGATGTCGGTGAAGTCGGTGTATTCTGGATCGTCAGACGGAACATTAGATGTAATGATATAGCTTTCTCCAGTTTCAAATGAACCAGCATCAGTCTTTTCAATATCCAGACGCATTCTCCAGTATGTTGTCGTTCCACGATCTGGTTCAGCTGGTTTTAGTGTTACAGTATGGATTCTTTGTTCTTTTGCTGTTCCGGTGCCGGGACTATGCTTAACGATTCCGGTACCACTTCCGATTCCAGTTGCTAAGAAAACAGTATTGATAGAACTGTTTGCTGCTCCTACCAATGTAAAATTAGTAGTACCCGGAGTTATGATTTTATAGGTCTTTCCTATTACAAAATTTCCAGCAGTTATATTTTCTGCGCCAGTTGCCGTTGCAACAAAGACGGTACCAACTTCATTGTCTGCAGCACCGAGTAGGGTAAAATCGGTAATGTCATCAAAGGATCTAGCACTGCCAGCTACCGTATTTGCCTCATAATTACCAACCCCTGTTGCAACAAACGTAGTTCCAGTATCATTATTTGCTGATCCGATTGCTGTAAAATTAGCATTTCCATATCTAGCGATACCACGACCAATTAAGTTTGTTCCTGTTCCTGTTGCAACAAAAACTGTGCCAACGTTATTGTTGGCGGCTCCAAGCAATGTAAAGTTATTAGAATCTGTTCCCGGGACTACGATGGTATACGTCTTTCCAACTACGAAATTTCCACCAGTAACTAGTACTCCGCCAACAGATTCAATGACGTACGTCTTTCCAATTTCAAATGTACCCGAAGCTTTTAAAGTGCCACCTTTGCTTACGATGGTATAGGTCTTTCCGATTTGGAAATCTCCGCTTCGGATAATATCGTATGTTGAAAAGTATTGTCTTTTAAATTCGTTATCCTGTCCACCAATTGGATCAATAATAATGCTATATGGAATATCCTCGTTTGCGATAAGTCCAGGTTGTCTATACAACATGGAACTATAAATTCTTCCATCATCCGAATTTATAGTGCTGAGATGATTGACCTGCTCAATGAGAATTTGAATTTGCCCAAAGAAAATGAATCCAGCTGGATGTACCAGACGATTGAACACATTTTCCCACGCAGAAATATTCTGACCCGTTCTAATTACATATGAGAATTCTTGATAAAAATACGAATCTTGAAGCTTTATGTTATCAGATAGAAATCCCTTCTGATTTGAATATTGCCCACGGCGTTCAGCTTTTCCGGTGCCGGTACCCGCGCTTGTGGCTTTAAACACGGTTCCAATATTGCTATCGTCTGCTCCGCAGTCTGTAAAGTCAGTATTTCCTGGAAATGTAATTGTGTAAAATGCATTCTCCACAAATTGACCAGCAGTAGTCAATTCTCCAGGAGACCAGCTTCCTGAACTTGGAATAAGCATTGACTCTTTGGGGTAATATATTTCTACATTATCATCAAAGATAATTTTAAAGAAAAGAGCAATCGAATTCTGGGATCCGCGGATCGAGTAATATCTCATCAAATTCTTGTAGAGAGTAACTCGGTTAACATTGACCGTATACGACTTAGTCGTATCGAAAGGATTGGTTCTTACGGTTTCAGCAAGTTTTCTTGGAACTGAGATGGCAATTTCCTTTTGAATTTCATCGAGATACTCATAGTCAGCGGTATCAATATCGCGAGCAGCATCAATCCTAGAAATTTCATTACTAGGATTTCCTGGCTCATTGAGATATGAATAATAGTCTTCCAATAACTCCATGAGCTTTTCAGCATTTGGCTGAATTTGGCTTGGAATTAACGAACCAACACGAACCGCTTCTTTGGTCTGTTTGCGACTACTAGCAATGGATTCAACGGAGAGTGACATATTCGATTAACGGTGACGTGAAGGTGTCGTATAGTTAATTGCACCGGCAGATCCGGAAACTGCAATCGTATCAATTTCACCGCTGATTCTCACTTCTAATGGATCGATTTGAATCAGCTGATTGCGTTTTGGAGCAAGGTCATTCGAATTTGGTATTACTGTGATTCTGATATTATCCGTAGTATCAGGTAAAAAGTTGTTTAATACGATACGACCCGCAGCCTGATAAACATAACCAGCATCTGCAATAACTACGACTGGTAAATTATTCACAATTTTGTAAATGTATACTTGTCTATCTGGGGAATTTTTAATTGGAGAATCTCCAAAATAATGGTTAACGCCATTGATTAAGAATTCGTTGGATGTAATGACCGATTCAGTAGATTTTGTAGAATAGATTGGTGATGTAAACTGTAGATCAAAGTTATTACGGACTGTATTAGATGGAGTAATGTCCTTGAACATAAACACGCGAATGCTAGAATTTAAAACTGCAGCATTTGATGCATCAATCGACTTGAGTAATTGTGATGAACGAAATACTCCGTCAAACCGCTCAAGGTAATTTTCATTGTAATTTACGATTGCATTACGTACTTTCGTGATTAGTTCCGAACTCGTGACATCGGTCAGGTTTGGGTTAAACTTAAACGATACGTCTAATGCCACGTAGGTATATTCAGGATCTACAATCACTGGAGTAATAGAAACTACGTTTTTACCTCTCAGTAATGTGATGATTTCTTCTTTCTGTAATGTAGTTAGTAAATTTTGATCTCCGACAGGCTTGATCGAAATATAAACTTTACCGAAATTTGGATTCGACTCATGTTCTCCGCCCCATACCGTGATCGCTTGGATGTTTCCAAATTCTCTTTGGACAATCGCGCGGTAATCGTCAGCGGTCACTGCGCGGTTTTGAGTAATGAACGTGAGCGGTGCATTATATCGGATCGACTCAATTGATTCCCGAGCAGCGCCACCGTAAGAAAGAATCGTTTTAGCGACAATAGATCTAACCGTTCGGGTTGCATCAGATTTATCACCCGTGATATTTTCGCCAATCGTAAATCCAGTCTGAGCTGAATTTACGCCTGGCAATGCCCAATTCTTTACAATATCTTTTACGATGAGAATTCCATTAGTAAAAGATACCACCTTTGCGGTACTACCCTTTATACTGCCTGTGACAGTATCACCCGGAATAAATGTAACGGCTGAACCTCCAATCGGATTACCCGGATCCAGTGTAATCGTCAGTTCCGATGTTTTGTCAATAGTGATTGCTGATCCGGATTGGCCACCAATTGAATCGATTGCAGTAAATGCTCTGGCGCCATTTGCCGATGCACCATCCGTATAAACATATTCAATTTCGACAATTTGATTATCGATTGGCTTTGCTCCAAGAATACCATCGCCGAAATAAAGTTCGTAATTGCCGACTGAATTTTCTTGGATAAAGTAAATTAAACTGTATTGATCCACGTCTACAAGGCTCGTAAATCTAGTATATGTGGTATAATCTTCTGTTACCTGGTTAGACTTTAAGCGAACCCGAACCGTTGTGGTATCAACGTTTGTATCTGGAATTATGAACTTTTGATTTGGAACCTTGCTATCTACGCGGTATAACATTCTCTTCAATGTACCCTGTTTAAGGACTACGTTGTTAAAATGGTAAACGTTGTTAATAGGATCAACTGTGATAAGTTCAGTATTAACGAACGTGTATTTTTTCGTATCTACAACGGTAGTAAAACGTGTTCCACGCTCCAGACCTAATTTGTTACTATTAGTTGCGTCTAATGAAATATTCACAATTGCAGTCGAAGCAATTGCTGATCTTGGAAGATAGCCTAATAGTTTAGCATGACTCGCAACATTACCACGTAGCTGAGCTGAATCAAGGAAGGTTTCGTTCAGAGATAAATGCGCTAACATTGCATTATAGTGCGTGTTATATGCGAGTACATCCATTAAAACCGAAAGTCCTGAACCCTCGAAATTCCAGTCGGTGTATTTCTCGTTAGACTTAAAGTAGTCGATGGTGGACTGCTTAATCTTTTGGAAATCTAGTTCTGTGATATTAAATTGAGCCATGGGTAGAAATTGGATTAGCGGATTCGGATAAGGTAGACCGACATGTCTACGTCGACGTCAATGGAGATTACTCGAAAACCGATTATAACATCATAGCGGTTTTCATCTGAATTGTCCTGGATTTGGATAGTAATCTGATCCACTCTTGCTTCATGCTGTTCCAGGACTAATTTGATGTATTTACGAAGAGCTGAAATTGTAAATTTGTCAGCCGGTTCAAAAAGCAATGCTCTTAGATTTGAACCCAGTCTAGGATTAAATGGTCTTTCATCAAAGTTAGAAAGTACTAAATTCTTTACGGAATTCTTAACTGCTGCAATATCAGTCAGCGGTACAATATCATTAAAGTCCGGATGAAGTATCAAAGATAGATCTAGATCAGAATACGGTTGAGTGCGAGAAACAAGTACAGATTTACTCTGAATAATATTCGAATCTGAGGTGAGTATCTGCGTGCTCATTATTTCAGCTATTTATATGATTATTGGATATTGTTTTCAGCCGTCCGAACCTTATCGTCTTGATAGGATACCCACTGAACCACCAAAGCTTTCTTAGAATTAATGATGGATTCGGTTAGATCAATATAGCTCTGTAACCACGCAAATTTATCCGAAGTTCCGGTCTTGATTATAAGAGCATCCTTCTTTATACGGTAAGATCCCGCGGGTACTACTCCCGCGACTACATCGCAGTAGTATCTGAACCATGCTCTGAATTCTGGGACTGCCCCATTCAAGACAGCAGACTCTTCGACAGCAACCTGATAATCTGTGAGATTCATAATCTCATCAAAGGTAAGAATCCCATCTGTTGCTAGATCATCTGCTGATTTGCCATACTTCTTAACCTTTTCATTTACCGACGTCATTTTAGCTTGCGTTTTGATGACGTTGGTTGCAGCTTCTTTTACTCTCTGTTGGATTGGGTTCTGAACTTGTTTTTCCCATGGCGCCTTTACCTGAATCAGAAAGTCCGTATTGGTATTCATAGCAACTTTGCTATTACCCAGAGATACGTCTTTTACGCTTTCAACCACGGTGACTTTCAATGGTACTGCTGGTTCTGGAGCTTCTCCAGGGGTTGGAGCCATTTTAGCTAATACCTTGGTAAGACCCGTGGTTGGATCAATATTGATATTCGGTACCAGGCTACAGTAGTCAAATGCGAGACCTTTGTTCAGAGCATCCGAAATAGACTTAACGTAGGCTCCTGCTCCGCCCGGAACCTTATCTTTCCAACGGTCCAGGAAAGCTGCAACTGCAACCGGATCTTTCATATTCAATCCTTGTAGATCCGCCTGAAATGAAGTAAGCTGGATTGATAGCTGTCTGAACTTTTCTAGTTTTGCCAATAGTGCTACACCGCTGACTCCTGCAATTGTCGTGCCTGCAAGTCTACCAAGTAAAGCGGCTTTAATGACTTCCGTGATAGCAAAGATGTCAATCTGCTTAATGCTGATTCCGCATAGATTGCCTCCACCCACGAGTCCTGGAATTGCACCGCCCAAAGTTTTAAGACCTGAAAGTCCTGAAAGACCGGATAGAGGTGGAATGGTTGGAATCTGAGGTATATTCGGAATGTTAATCTGAGGAACGCGAATAATGCCACCAATACCTGCAGGAATTGTTGGAATAGATGGTATGCTAGGAAAGCTCATATGATTATAGAACCTTAACGTTACCAACACCAGCACTAATTAATCTTCCACCCGAGATAACTCCTGTCAGAGTTCCAAGAGTAATAGCAGCTCCTCCGATCACTGATGCAGATACTCCACCCTTCATTGAAAGACCTGTTGCGGCTGTAGCTGAAATGTTTGCTGCATTTAAACTAAAGTTACCAGCAGTCGTCGATGACGCTCCGGTTATGATATTAGTACTTCCTGAAATAACAGTATCCGCTGCACCAATTGTGGCGGTACGAGTTCCAGCCGCAATGCTAGTGATGTGATTACCGACAAGAACGTTTGTGGTGTACGCTCCCGTGGCCACGGTCGTAGTAAAGCCCTGAGGACCGCCAACTAGAATTGATGCACCGCCCACGGTATAAACCGAATAGTCTTGGAGTGACATCGTTCCATGATTACCCAGTACAATCTCCATACGACTTCCAATAGTAAGGAAGTTCATATTGCTGAGCGTCTCAATATTCATGGCACCCGTAGAATTCATGTTGAAGGTTGAAGCACCTCCACAGTTAATGATTCCACTTGTAAAGTCGGTACGTGAACCCATGACGAGATGGCTGTCATCGCCTTTCACGGTCACATCAGAGTTATCTCCGATAATCTCTTTACGTTTGCCATCAACAATAGTATTCAGTTCTCCGCCAATACGCTCCTTGCGGTTCATTTTTACGTTGATGATTTCTTCTTGATCAATTTCAGTTTGATCCGAAGCACCAACCTTGGATTGACGAGAACCTTTAATGTTTTCCGTCTTATTACCTTCAACCTCGAGATGGTAATTACCTTTCACCAATGTGCGAAGGTCCCCATTAATTGTAAGATTGACTGAACCCTTCACGTAGACATTATCATCCTTTACAATGATCGTGTAATTATCGCCATTGATGGTAGTTGTTTTATTACCATTCGCGTCGATTTCGTAATAGGTTCCAGTAGTATGCATCTGGAAAATTCGTTCTGCGCCTACGCTATCATCCACCTCAAATACGTGTCCAGACTGAGTATGAGTAGCATTATTAAATGGATAAATCGGATTGACTACAGTATCAACGTCCTGGCTAGACCACGTCTTGCGAGTATAGTATGATGCCGGTTCCGCAACAGCAACAGATTCAATTTTAGCTGGAGAAGCAGTTTCAACCTTGTCGGAACGTAAATTTTTTCTTTTTACGTAGCTGCTTGTATTTGCATATGCGGCTCTTGCCTCACGTGGAGTATCAATTTCTCCAGGATTGCGAGGATGTTGGCCTGATGGGTCTGAAAATCCCTTTGAAGCACTACCACCCTGAGTCTGAGATGGAATAGTCCCCATTACCAATGGATCTTGAGCCGAAGGACCGTCACGAAAGAAACCTACTACCCAAGAACCTGGAAGAACTCCAGTAGCGGAAGTACCGATTCCTGACATTGATGCAGACGTGATCGGAGTCATCACCAATGCCCATGGAAGAGATTCTGTGGGAATTTGAACCTTATCCTCGGTATGATAACCAAAGCAGCGAACCCGAACGCGCCCCATCTGCAATGGATCCGAAGTATCTTCAACGACACCGGTAAACCACGCAAATTTACCACCAACAAATTGATCTATGGATTGTCCGCTCATTGCAATTTAAATGTAAGAGAATCTCTTTTCAGTTGAAGATTAACCTTGTATTCCTCGCTGAAGGAATGAAGTACTGATGTAATCATATATTTACCAGAAAAATAATTATCTCTCTGAATGTCATTATCCGTATCAGTATTCTTAATGTTTGCCCCCGGATCAATTGCTGGAGGAATCTTTAAAGAGATGATCTTTCCGCACTGTAATTTAAAATCTCCAGCCACGGTAATATCATGAGAGATGCTATCCATGTTCTCAATATACGACTGTGCTTTATTCAACTTACCATTCTCAGTCGTACTATGGTAATTCGGACTACTAAATGCAAGTTTATTTGTTGGAATATAATTGACTAATGAATCTGTAAATTCCGATAATGTATTATTAGGATTGTCGGGTTTAAACGTCGTAGACACTACTGGATTTTTATATGACCAGATCATACTATTAAATTCAGCATCATACTTGAATGAAGAGCGGCTTAATGTTTTTGTGGATAGATCCAGATACTCGGATCGAGAACTATACGCTCCGGATGGAATTGATCCGTATTTTGACATACGAACATCAGAATTCATACTCAGAATTCTCAGAGCTCTTTCTTCATAATCTTTTCTGATAGAAGTATCTCCAGTTTGATTAAACTGAAAGAATTTAGCATCTTTGTATTCTTTGTAGACCTCTTTTGACATTATTTCAGCCTGAGACTCAAATACGATCACGCCATCTAGACGTTGATAGAAGTAAAATGGGGATCCAGCTTGATCGTATGCTCTACGCAATGCCCAATAGATAGCATCTAAGGGAGCCATATTCGGTACGATAAAACTAATGTAGGATGTGGATCCAGACGAAATCTCCATCATATTCTCGGAAACTCCAAGATCAGTTCTTAGAACCTCTTTAATAAAATCTTGAATTGTGCCGGAAAATGCACGGGATATTTTCTTCAGCTCTGAAACATATGCATGGGGAGATACTGCTCGTAGCGAATATACCTGAAGCCGGTTATCCATTCTACCGAAAAGAGGATATTCTGTAACGATAAAATCCAAAGAAACTAGTTCTTGATCCTGGGATCCATATGGAGTTCTTGCCAAGAGAACACTGATTTTCTCCTGTCCAGAAATTTGGAGTTCTTCCATGGTATTTACTGGATCTCGCACATTCAATGAAAGCATCAACGACGGGCGGTAAATACTCTCGGTAATACTAAAATCAGTAACGAGAGCCTTTAGATCCAGTTCTCTTCCAGAATGATTTCTGAAAATGATCTGTTGGACCGAATATGCTGTCGGAAACAGAGCTTCCGCAGAATTCAGTGAGATGTTTGTTAGATTAGGCATTCAACAATTTCTTATAGGCCTGAGCAAACGAGTAGATCAATTTTGGTCGAATTACTCGAATCTTGGATCTAATGTCATTCAATTCAGTTTCATATTGTAGGTTACTCACCGCAGTTAAACTTAGATCAGTAACATCTGGAGGAGTCTCGCCATCAAAATGACCCGACTCATCACGTTCATCGATAAAAAGTCCATTATATGAAATTGTGGGTTCCGAAAGAAGATTGCCAACATTATCATAGATTGCCTGCTTCAGATAATGGTGTGGAGCATCTTTCCAATCGACAACTCTTAGCGGAGTTATAGTCGAAATTGGGGCCTGAGTTCCAGATATTTCCTGATTTGGCCTAAATGGTCCACCCGTCTGTACAATATTTCTGATGATGAGCTGACTTAGATTTGCATCTTTATAATAGATGGTTCCAGTCGTTTTAAGATTTGGATTTGGTCCAGTCGTAATAGTTTCGCCAACATTAAATGCACCCGCAAGACTATTGTTATAACTTAAAACTTCGCTAAAGTCCGTATTATACTCAACGGTCGGTTTAGTAATAAGAGCAATTCCATTATATTCAGTTGAAATATATTTGTCAAATTGATTCTGGCTCATTGGCCATCCGCTAAGACCGGTTTTTAGATGCTCGTTACAGATGAAAAATGTCCAATAATAATCTGGAGTTCCGTATAGTTTATTCGATATGATGTCGGGTCTATCTCCATCCATAATTTGATAGAACTCATACGTCGTATTATCGCTAAGTGCCGGAAGATCAGCCTGAACAAATCGAAAAATATCTGTAATCGTAGTATCGAATCCCGAATCCAGGAAATTATACGTTACTTTTGGAAATTGTCTAAAGAATGACATAAGAATTAGCCCAGATTGGTTTTGTCATTATATTTTGATCCGCGCAATGCCATAATTTCTTGGCGATTGAGTGGCTTGGTTTCTTCGAATCCAAGAGTAATGTCTACTTCTAATGGACTACCGTCATCATGGAAAATGTTCGTGGAAGAATTGAATGTGGTGGAAAACTCTTTTAGATATGACTCATAGATTCCTGGAATATATTGATTGTCATTGCCATCTCCGTCATAGAAACTAATAGCCCAGGTAGGAGGATACTTTAGGATGACGTCAGTACCTTCTGGATACATGTAATTCTGAAATAGTTCGCATATTCTTTTAATAGCATCAGTGTCCTCTTTCCGCTTGCCCACCATTTTAAACTGAAATTGGAAATTTCTGACATTACTGTTCTGGAATGTGGTACGAGTATTAGGGGCAACAACCTGTTTTGTGGCATAGTCGATCACATTGGCCACATCATCCTGTTTCATTTTTCGAGCAGCAATACTTGCTACTGCTGCTGCATTCATATTCGTCGATTTCTTAATGACGTCTTCCGTCATAGCACCAATAGCATTTCCGGTCTTTCGAGCAACGCCGCTGCCCTTTGGTGAGTTTGCTGCAGCGGAAAGTGCCTTGGCTCCAATATCTCCTAGAAGACCGAGGTTAATAGAACTGTAATTTATCGAATCGCTAAACGTAAGTCCGGCCGGGATTGGCAGATAGATGAATTCCGGTTGAGTAGTTGGCCAAAAAGCCATAAACGACCAACCTTTCTGGGATTCTCTAAGTTCTAGTGGAAATACGTGAATAGGCATAAATACAATGTTACTATTTATACCATTCCCCATGACTTATAAAGGACGTTTCACCCCGCAGAATCCAGCAAAATATAACGGAAACATTCATGACATTGTGTATCGTTCGTTATGGGAGAGACAGCTATTTAAATGGCTAGACGAGAATCCGGTAATTGCAAAATGGGCATCCGAAGAGACGGTAGTACCATATAGATGTAGAACGGATAATAGAATGCATCGGTATTTTGTTGATGTTAAGTTTATAACCACTGACAATAGAACATACTTGGTTGAAGTAAAACCAGCAAAGGAGACTAAACCACCCAAGAATCCTGGCAGAAAGACGAGAAGATATATTACCGAGGTGATGACGTATGCAAAGAATACCTCTAAATGGGAGGCTGCGAATGAGTATGCCAAAGATAGGGGATGGACGTTTGAAATATGGGATGAGAACATTCTGCGTTCCATGGGGATTAAGATACTCTAGAAAATGTTATAAATAGTGGCAATGGCATCACTCTTCAACACGCTAAAATCTGAGCTAAACTCAAAAGGATACGAGACTCGTTCCAGAGAAGCTAAAGCATGGTTTACCGAGAGGGTCAAAGAACTCAATGGACGGATTAATCGAAAGACTCTTCTCAATGATGAGGCTCTCAAAAGTCGTTCAAAGCCTATCTTTGGCCATATGTTCATGTTTGCGTATGATCCTAAGTTCAAAGAGGAACTACCATACTACGACAGATTCCCATTGGTTATTGCCCTGCAACCTGCAGAAGGCGGATTCCTGGGACTCAATCTTCACTATCTCCGTCCCGATATTCGCTCATTATTCCTGGATAAATTGATGGCCACGATGCCGAATAAGGATAACCTGGATGAAAAATCTAAATTGAAACTGCGTTACGAATTGCTTGCTGGAGTTCGTCGGTTTCGTTATTTCTCGCCCTGCCTAAAACACTATCTGAATGGCCATATCAAGTCACGCATTGCTCAGGTATATGCTCCGGATTGGGAAACAGCCATCTTCTTGCCAATCGAACAGTTCTCAAAGGCTAATAAGACAAAGGTCTGGAAAGAATCTCAGAAAATCTATCAGACTCCATAATGAACATCGATGATCTAAAATCAGTTATTTCGAATCGTAAAGGACTTGCTCCGGCAAATAGATTTGAAATTCATGTAACTCCTCCAGCAGGACTGGGAATTGACACTCGCGATTTTTCGGTTCTATGTGAAAGCTGCAGTCTTCCTGGTCGTCAGATCACCACGATTGATTATCAGATTCTTCAGCAATCCTACAAGATCCCAAGTGGATTTGTCAATGAGGATGTAACATTCACGTTCCTGCTCACCAATGACTTTTACGTTAAGAAAGTGTTTGAAACCTGGGCCAGTGCGGTTGTTGATTTCGAAAATTATAAGGTGAAATACAGCAATAATTATTACGGGGAAATCAGCATTAAGCAACTGCATCGTGCTGATCGATATCAGGTCAGCGATGATAATGTTAATTCCCTTAAAGAAGCTGTAAGCTACGAAACAGTGCTGCACAACGCATTCCCATATTCACTCGGAGCTATTTCTCTGGATAACAACTCTGAAAACACAATTCAGAAATTGACCGTGACAGTTGCCTATGAGAATTTTGAAAATATAACTAAATAACCATTATTATGTCATTACCCAAACTTGAATCACCAAAATATGAAGCCAAACTTCCTTCTACTGGAAAGAAGTTTACGTACCGTCCATACCTAGTTAAAGAGGAAAAGATCCTTATGCTAGCAATGGAGTCTGGAGAAACAAAGCAGATCATGCAGGCAGTGAAGGATGCAATCACAAGTTGTACCTTTGGAAAGGTCAATCCTGACGATATTGCAGTATTCGACCTTGAGTATATCTTCATGAAACTGCGATCCAAGTCGGTTGGAGAAGTTTCAAAGGTAAACGTAACCTGCGAAAAATGCGAAAAGAAGACCACAGTTGAAGTCAACCTTGAAGAGATTGACGTGGATATGAAAGAAGCTCCAGCTACAAAGATTAAACTCACTGATAAGATTGGCGTCATCATGCGCTGGCCCAAGGTTGATATGATCGCGGAGATTGCAGATAAGACTCCTGAACAGCAAAAGGAAGCAGCATTCGACATCATTACGGAATGTATCGAGTCAATCTATGACGACAAGAAGGTCTATCCAACCAGCGAGTCGACGAAAGAAGAAAGACTGGAATTCATTGAGTCATTGAACCAAACACAATTTAAACTACTTCAGAACTTTATCGAAAATATGCCCAAATTAGAGCATAAGATCGATTTTGCATGTGAACACTGCAAGGCCGAAAACTCCGTTACGGTCAAAGGATTGAAGAATTTTTTCTAATAGCCCTCTCACACGATAATCTAGCGAACCATTACCAGACCAACTTCGCCATGATGCAGCACCACAAATATAGCCTATCAGAGCTTGATTCTATGATGCCTTGGGAGAGGGAGATCTACGTTGCAATGCTGGTTAATCACGTAAAAGAAGAAAACGAAAGAGCAAAGAAACGTACATCTCGAAAGGGAGTCACCTACTAACATGGCCGAATCAAACGACAACAAGTCCACCTCAGAACTTTCAGAGGTAATCTCTCAGCTCGCTATTAGCAATAAACTGTTAGGGACACTTATTACTAATACCGAGGTGGGCACTCTTGCTGCGATTGAAAATATCGGTAATGTAATTGATCCAAAGATCTTTGAAGGAATTACTAAAGAACTCCAGAACATTTATGGAGCACTGTGCATTGAGGTGACAGGTTCGATTAATGAGGCAACTGTCGTACTTGATACGATGAATAAGCGTGTGGCAATTATCATGGAAGATATTGCCCATATGGCTTTAGTATTAAGCGAAACTGCGGAAGAAAACCAGAAATTTGTAAAGAGCGATAGCAAAAAGTCGGATAAGTTAGAAAAGAATACCAAAGCCATTTCAGATATTGATACTGAAGAAAAGGACCTTACGAAAAAGGTTTCAAATGATAGCGCCAGACAGCTAGAACACCTATTGTCAGTTCTTAAATCTGCAGGAGAAGGCAGTAAAAAGTTTGGTCAAAAGTCAATTGATCAGTTCAAGTCAATCATTGAGCTTCTTAAAGACGGTGAAAAGAAAGCCACCGTCAATAGCTTACTTTGGAATAAGACATCCCAGGAAACTTCTGCTAGAATTGGCAAGCAGCTTGGTGATATGTTCAAGAAGACTGATGATATTCGTAAAGAAGAAAAGGCTGAAGTGTCAAAAGAAATGCAGCTTGAACTGGACTTTGGCAAGGATGTTAAAGATACTAAAAAGTTAGAAGAGCAGCAGCTTAAAATTGATAAGGATCAATTAAAGGCAACTATTAGCGCTGATAAAAAATCTGCAATTTCTGCCGAAGATCAAAGCCAGGCAGGTAAGCAGATGCAGCTTCAAGGACTAGAAGATAAGATGGAATCAAAGGCTCCTGGCAAGAGTAAGACCAGCGCTAAATTTGAAAAGGTTGGCGCAATGGAAGTTGGTTCAGTGATGCAAAAGGCATTGGGCTGGATTGGTGGATTCGTAGAAACCGTTATGGGAGTAATAGAAGTTATTACGACCATTGGCACTGTTGTTGCAAATCTATTTTGGCCAATTGCTGCAGCAATTGCAATCATTGTGGCTATCACAGATTTCATTAGTGGATTTATTGATGGATTCAAGGATACGGAAGGAACTCTAGGTGATAAGATTATTGGTGGAATTAAACAAGGCCTCTTAACGGTTCTTGACGATCTACTGTACCTTATTGTCGATCTTCCAAAGAAGTTGCTATCCGGATTAATGAGTATGCTTGGATTTGAAGATGCGGCAAAGGCAATTAGTGATTTTGATCTTACTGGAATCATCAAAGATTTATTTGGTAAAGCGTTTGATTTTGTGGTTGGATTTTGGAAGAACATTATTCAAATGCCCATGGATATTGCCATGAATCTATACAAGCAACTTACTAATATGTTTTCAGGTTCTGCTGGTGAAATTGCTGAAAAGATCGGCGTATTTCTATTAGACATATTTCTCATACCACAAACACTTCTGAAGAATCTTGCAGCATGGGTTCTGGATAAATTCGGATTTACAGATATTGCAGCAAAGCTAAAGGAGATCGATATTGGTCGGATGATCATGGATGGACTTTTAAGTGCCGTGAATATGATCCAGGATTTCTTTTCAGGTGCATTTGAAGGTGTAAAGAATCTATGGGAAAAGGTTAAGAATTTTGATCTTATTGCATCCCTCAAAGAAGGTCTTGCTGGAGTAATTAAAACCCTGCTGCAACCATTACCATTCTCGGATAAAATTATCAAGAAGGCGTTCTCTATCCTTGGTATTGAGGATAGCGGTGGTGGAGATTCGGCAAAGCCCGAGTCTGCTTCAAAAGATAGTGCCACATCCTCCGAAGTAACTCCCGCTGATACTCAATCTGGAGCCATGGTAAGTGCACCAGAAAACAAGATTTCATCCCTAGAAACTCCTAACAATTCTGGGGCAACTATGAATGCTATGCAGTCTGATACTCAGGATGCCAACTCTGCGGCCCAGGATGCACCGGTGGTCGTTCCTGGTGGCTCTGGTGCCGGTGGAGGCACTAGCAATACCACTGTAAGTTCAGTCAGCTATGCAAGCAATAACGTCCCTGACCGGACCGCATGGCAGATGTCTCCTGCGTTTGGTTTCTAAAAAAGAAGGGCCGCCCCGGTAAAGGAGCGGCCCTTGCCATGATATAATAGATGATTTCAGGTAGGATTAGTCTTCCTTTGCAAGCTTTGCAAAGTAGCTAAGGGTATCATCCTCTTTTCCTTCGTCATCGTCACTGCCTGCCTCAACAGGCTTAAATGATTCCCTCTGCGGTGCTGCTGCAGGAGTTGCGGCATACCGAGGAGCAGAAGCAGTGGTATCAAGCTCAACCGATTCAGCGGTTGAAAGAACTTGACCTTCTTCACCCAGGACTTCAAGAAGCTTACGCTTCAATTCATCATAGGACTTGTAATTCTTTGCATCAGTGAATTCCTTCAGCTGATTCAATTGATTATAGGTCTGTTCAAGCTTTGCTTCATCACCACCAAAGAGGGGTGAAATCGAAGCGAATTCGGATTTGTCATAGTTACGGTAACCTTCGACATTACGAATCTTCAGTTTGAAATCCGCACCAGCCCAGAAGTCAAATGGATTGACTGGCTTTTCATCTTGGAAAGATGGCTGCATAAGATCCAGCATCTTGTCAAAGATTTTCTTACCGAACTTGTAAAGGAAAATCTTTCCATCATTTGCAGGGTTGGCTGGATCAGAGATTACCAAAATGTTTGTGACATAGTGGAGACGGCGCTTACGTGAACGTACGAGATCTTGATCTTCCTGACGTCCAGTTGCCCAGAGTTTAGTATTCAGCTCGCCAACAGGATCAGGCTGGCCGATCGATGTGAGAGAATTTTCGATGTACCAACGACCGCTTGGGCCTTTGAAGCCATGGTCCCAATAACGGACCCATGGAAGTTCTTCACCTTTTGGGGTGGGAAGGAAACGAATAACGGCATAACCATTACCCGCCTTGTCTACGACTGGTGACCAGAAACGATCATCGTTATAGGATTTCTTCTCTTGGCTTCCTCCAACTTTTTGGGCCTGGGCGGTAAGCTTAGTGATTTCGTTTGCACGATTCTTTTTGAGATCTGCGAATGACATAGTATTTTTAGTATTGAGGTTGTATGAGTAACGTATATGATAGTATCACTTATTCCCTATTTGTAAACCCTAAAAGCACGATTTCTCGCAACTTTTTTATGTCTACTTTCTGTTTGAGGAATGGCTTGAACTTCAGAACTTTCTTGGAAAACTCGGGCCATAGAATGGTCTCCGTAATCTTTGAGCGTTTCATAAAGCCCACCATAATGTCGAGAACTACCAAGGTTTCAAGCTCAATAGTTTTGTCCATCACCAATGTGGCAATTCGTGGATGAGCTCCATTCTCAGACTTGAATAAGTCATCGAATGAAAGCCCACTACCCTTACATTGCCCCACCAGTCTGTCTACTTGATCCCCAAAGAAATAACTCATCGATTCTATCCTTTTCAGATAGAACTTGTAGTTATCCTCTGCAGACTGTTCGACTAGATTGCCCGCCCAGCACTTACTCGTATCCAAGGATGCGAAGTTTGCGACCAGGAAGTCAATCAAAATCTGTTTGTCAGGATACTTCTTGGCCAATTTAGCAAAGAAGTATTTGTCCTTACGTTGAAAGAACGACTTCTGAGTTGCAGAAGTCTTAAAACTGTATTTGATCGCGTCATAAGAATCGCTCTCAAAATGTAGTTTGATACTATTATATATCAGGTAGGCGTCCCAGGGCTGCATTTTAGTTTGTCAATTTCCTGTCTGATATACTCTTTCATTCTGAACTCAAAGTCAAAAATTTTATCGCTAATGTGTTGTTTAAGACTGACAGAACCATAGCCGCTTGATTCTCTAATCATCATTTGATCAAGAACTGTAATACGCTTATTGTCTTCAACAATTTTCTGTACATACACGGGCAAGGGATACGTGTTACCCGCCGTGTTAATCATAAGTGAATTCTCATCATATGTGAGATACTGCGTCGTGGTACCCAGGGTAATAGCGCTATTTGTAGACTGAATAGCGTAACTACCATTAGCGTAATTACCACCAGATGTAATGGCGCCGGTGGTAATAGTATAGTCAATATCCCATGTTTTTGCTGCAACGGGTTCTTCTTTTACAACCTCGGGCTTCGGCTTGGGATATAGCTCCTCAAGTTTTTGAGTGAGACTGTCGCTGATTGTATTCATATCACATGAATGAATCTAATGAATTGCTTTTGGGTAAGAGGTTTGATGACATTGCCTCTGCTTCAATCTTTGATTTTAAAGCAGGAGAAATAAGCTTGCCAATATCCAATGGATCGATCTGACGTTCCTCACAGAAATGAAGTACCGCCTCCATGTAGGTCATGTGTTCTTTAGTCACGAGACCTTCAATGATCAGAGCAAGGGATTGTTTAGTGAGGATGTTATCGAGCATGGTAGTATTAGCGGTGAAGTTCTACGCGCTGAATACGGTAGTTAATAGTTTCTTCTGGAAGATTCATGTCCTTCATCAATTGGATTCGCTCAGGCGAATTATCGGATTGATAGTAGTACATGATGCCATAGACGAAAGCGCTGTTCTTGTATCGATTAAAATTGAGGAGCTTCTCAATCTGAGACTCAAAGGTCATATCCGAATAGAACTTCGGCGTTAGATTCGTCTCACTCTTGGCTTCAAGAGGATACAATTCGTTTAGTTTTGATAGAATTGATTCTTTACTGCCGATGATCACGGATGCCATTCGAGCAATGGCCATAACGTCGTGTGGTTGTGTTACTGGAGTATCCATAGTTTATAGTATTCTGAGGAGCACAATGTCATCATTGATGCGCCCATTTGGTTTTGCAATCTTTGTGGTAAGTTGAGTCCACGCCTTTTCAAGTTGTTTCTCCGTGCTTCCTACAGCAATAGGAATGAATTCATCAGGCTTACGGAGACGGATGCAGCGGGAGGCTACCTCATCATAGTTCTGGATTGTAGTACCCTTGACAATAAAACCACCTGTCACAGTGGCAACATAGTCAAACAGTATCCGCGTCTTTACGTTAAAGGCAAGTAGACGATAGGCTCCGACAATGCGAATCGGATTGATGGAGGTAATCTTAAACTCCTCGCTATGCTTAAGGTACTGAAGCTTTGCAATCTGCTTTGTGGCAGCCGTGGGTTTCTTCTCACGTGGAGTCTTGGCAGCCTTGACGCTCGTCTTAAACATTGTGAGATCATCAATCATTGTGGCCAGAGCATCAATGCGCATGAGCAGCTGCTTCTTGGTATAGAAGCCATAGGCCTCAGCAAGGTATTCGCTGGCGCCCGTGTGGGCATCAGTCATTTCATTCAGCAACTTCTTAAGGTAGTCTTCCACAAAAGTGCATGCTGCAGCAGGAAGTTCATGCTGCTGCATCGTCTTATAGACTGGAATGACTCGTACCTCATTACCCGAGTCGCACCATTCGTCCATAAGCACATCAAGATCCATAATCATGGTCCTTGTGCATTTGGCTTTAAGGCGATCCATCGGAGAAATACCAGCCGGCTTTTCAGCAATAATAGTTTCCACTGCATCCCGGTGTTTTAGCTTTTTACCTTCAAAGATTGAAGTGGCAATTGCTTCTTTCACAAAAATGTCGCAGGGAATCTGAGATAATGCATCCCCACGAAGTGACTTGAGGTAGTCATTGATTCCAGGATGAAATGTTGGCATTCCTTTATTCATGCAGGTACAAAGAGTACCTGTCGTCATACCAGGAGAATAATCTGGAGCAGCTTTCACTGCAGAAATATCTTCCTTTGTGTAATTATTGTTGACCATCCATTCTAGCACGGCTGGCTTGCTATCCTTTGCGGTGGAGTAATAGTTGTAGAAATTAAAGGACCGAGAATACTCCTTCCAGAATTGTTCAACTGGCCAGGTCTCCCAACCATCCCAAATAGGTTCCTCACCTGTGTAGCGGGAGTCGACCGCAGCAATGCCATGGTTCGACTTGCGCCCCTTCTTGCGGTTCTTTGCCGCAGCAGATTTCAGAATGTGGTCGACAGACATATTAGAGGGTTTCAATAGAGGTAACTGAATCCACTCGGAACGAGCGCCAACCATCATTCTCAATGTCGTAGACTCGAACAGCATCTTCTGTCAGATTGAGTTTCTTCTCACCCTTGGGCATAAGGTTCCCGGGAATAATAGAAGCATCCAGAGTTCCACGAAGTGTCCTAGCCGTACCATCAACCTTAGTAAAGTTGATCAATACCAGCTTATTATTTTTCAGCGTATCCTTAATTTCAGCGTATGTGTATTTTTTCATTATGTAGATATATTAAAGTGAATTCAGTCAAATGTAAACAACAAAAGCATCGTTTCAAAGGAGCCTACTCAAAGAAGATTCTTTATAAGAGATAAACCACCATAAGTGGTCGTAGTTGATCGATGATCTACTTCTGAGTGAAAGTAAGCTCTTTTGAAACGATGCTTTCAGAGGTTATTTATTACTTTAGGTTTTTGTAGACCTTGGCCCAATAGGCTTCAAGGTTCTTTTGCTTGGTGTCGGACATTGGAGAAGCCACTCGGTGCCAAGAACCACCGCCACCGTTCCAGATGAAACCAAGCTCCTTTTCGGTGGCTTTACGGTTCATGGTTTTTTCGATGTGTTTTGCGTAAAAATTCAGAACCCCTTTGGCGACTTCACGAGAGGTGATTTCGTCAAACATGTCCGAGTGTCTGTAATTCTTACCCGTGATGCGGTTAAAGTCCTGGACCATCACCGCGTGAATCTGAAGGATTCCAAGCGCTTTACCACGGTCGCCGATGGCAGCCGCGTTACCGTTGCTTTCCGTCCGGACTAGAGCTTCCACCAGGCGGTCGATATTTTGAGCCGAAACGGTAGCAGTAAGAGCCAGGATTGCTAGGATATGTTTGACTTTCATTATGATACAATCATACAATATCCAGCGCGAAAGTAAATCACAAAGAATTACCTAAGTTGTTGATATCCTTACATCGTCCAATAAAGTTCGCCGGAAGGGTCGCAGGAATGAGGAGTATCCACTGGAATCTTGACGATAGTACCTGTCATTAGATTTTTGACTTCCTTGTAATCCGTATGAGTCACATTCCGCTTAAGCATTTTCTGCTGGCGAGAAGAGAATTCCTTGTAACTGACGATCTGAGTGCTGCCTTTCGCATCGCCCTTTGGGACGA